CTGGGCGTGGTCGCTCCGACCGCCGTGTTGTCAATATGACCTAGCGTCGCCGGATTGATGGTGACGGTGCCGGTTCCAGTTGGCGACAGAGTGACGTTGGCGCTGGCTGGCGAGGCCGTCAGCGAGGATGTGAAGGTCGCCGCGCCGTTGGCCGCCAGCGTAGTGAAAGCGCCGCTACTGCGCGTCGTCGCGCCAATCGCCGTGTTGTTGATGGCGCCGCCCGTGATCGCGACCGCGTTGGCGTTCTGCGCCGCCATCGTGCCGAGGCCCAACACCGTGATCGCGCCATCGACATAAGCCGTGGTGGCGAGTTTGGTCGAATTATTGAGCGCCGCCTGCGTCACGCCAATCGTGCCGGTCGGCAGCGACGGCGTTCCAGTAAACACCTGTGAATTGACCAAAGCATAGGGGTTCAGCAGCGTGGTGAATCCAGCGCCCGACACCACGCCAGACGCCGACAGCGTGGTAAATGCGCCCGTGCTGGGCGTAGTCGCGCCGACCGTCGTGCCATTGATGGCGCCGCCGGTAATTGCGACGCTGTTGGCGTTCTGGACCGCCATCGTGCCGAGCGCCGAGGCCACCTGATAGCCCTGCGCCTTGACGAAGGCCGTCGTCGCCAATTTGGTCGAGTTGTCGGCAGTCGCAGCCGTGGGGGCGACCGGGATCGTTGAGAATGTCGCCTGCCCGTCGCTGCGCCTGATGCGCAACACCTCACTCGTGGCGCCAGTGTCGCTGCCCTTTTGCAGCACAAAATCAGAGCCGACGTTGCCGCCCGGCTCCGCGCTGTTTTCCCCCAGCAGCATGAACCAGCGAAGGGAGCCATTGAGCGACGCCAGAATGCCTGCCGCGCCTCCTACGCCGGTGCGGTTAAGCCCAAGAGTAGGCCAAGAGCTTTTTATGTCCAATTCGCCATAGTCATAAATCAGTGTGCTGGCGTCTGCGCTGGTTACCGTGAGCGAGCCATTAATTGAAGTTGCGCCGTTCAGCAGCGTTGTGCCGTTGACGTTCGCTCCATCTGCAATATAGACCCTGCCGGTCGTCTGGCTGATCTGGAATGGAGCGTCTATATAGGCTCCAGTCGTGTAATCATAACGATCTATAGCAATATTACCGCCGGGACCATTTTGGGCTACATCCCACTGAACTACTCCATTTGCAATAATGGTATAAGATGCACCACTAGCGCCACCGTCTAGGTCAATCTCTGCCCAGCCGGGAGAATTTACGAGTATGTTGCTGTAGCCTACATTAAAAGGCGCATTTATCGTTAACCCAACAGCCCTGCCGCCATTAATCACCAGCGGGCCAGTCATGGTGTCCCCGGCCTTCAGGACAAAAAAGCCGGTATCGTCTTGCGTGCTTAGGTCGATCACCTGCTGCAGCGTGGCGCGCATCGAGACACCAGCCTGCACAATCTCGAGCTGCTCTGTTCCAGAAAGAGCAATCGCCGCCGGTAGGTTGGGGATCTGTTGAACAAAACTCATTTCAAATTCCCCGTCCGAGGAACAGTGTCGTTGTCATATGGCAGGCCGGGCGTCTCATTGAGGCCGCTCGGCGGCTCACCGGTCTGCTGGACGACACGCCTGCGAGACACAACAGGTTGACCGCTGACCGGATCGACCATACTGGTCCCCATGGGATCGCCGCCGGGGACCGGGATGCCAGTCTTGGCGTCCATCGTCGGCGGCGCGGCAGTGAAGCGCACGTTCGATTCCGCCAATGCGAAATCCGGAAGGCGCGGGTTCATGATCGGCACAGGATCCGCGGGCAGAATAATGGCGCGCAGCTGCTCATTCGGTGTGTCGTAGCAGCTGTTGCAGACCAAAATTCGCTTGTTGATTATGGCCGCGCCCGCGTAATCAAATTGCCAGCGCAGATCGACGTGATTGTAGCCAAATCCGCAGCGATCGCAGATCGCAAAAGCTTGCGGATTTTTGGCGCTGACCCTCGCGCGGCCGAATTTGGAGGCATAGCCCACGGCGTCTCCTCACGTCCGATAATAGCCCTGCAGCTGGGGCGCAATGTACTGCTGCGCTTGTTCCACGTTGTTTTGCGACGCCGCGGCATAGGCGGCGTCAGCGGCAGGCCCGAGCATGGCCACGCGATCCGGCGCCCAGCTCATCGCCAGTTTCGCCGCCAAACCGAGGCCGAAGGCGTTGAGCCACACGGTTGGGATGGCTGGAATCTGCCCGCCTTCAAAATTGGCGTCTTGGTTCTGGCGCAACACAAAAGCGCAGAGATTCATATCCTCATATGGCACGGGCCAAAGCGTCACATAGGGCTCAAGCTGGCGATCCATCCAGAACACGGTCGGAAAGCCTCGCTGCATTTTGTTGGGATAGCTGGCGTATTCAGTGCGACTGACCGGCAGAATGATGCGGTCTGGAGTGTTGGCTCCCATGTTCACATAGGCGTCGAGGATGACGACAATGTCGGGATCGAGAACGCTTTTCCACTCGCCTTGCAGGAACGGCAGCACGATGAAATCGGTCTGCCATAGGTTGACACCCTTCAGCGACCAGTCGCCCAGCAACAGGTTGGCGGCAATATTCGCATCCGCCATGTGCTCTTGCAGGATGGCGTTGCGCCGGATGCCGCACAGGCCATAAGCGTAGAGGACAATTTCACCAATGCTTGGAGCAAAAGCTGTGGTGTTGCTGGTTCCGCCGAGTGGCATGCGGGCCTCCTATTTGGCCGCAGCATATCAGACGCGGCGCGTCAACGCATCTTGCGGCTGCTTTGGTAAAGTTTTCTTCGCCGCGGGCGGCGGCGGCAGATCGAGCGGCCCCAAGCCAACGGTGCCGCCAAGGCCGCCGGGACCGCCGAGGCCGGTGGTCGAGGCAAGCTTATGGTGACCATTGGACAGGCCGCTGTTCGCCATCAGTAGTCTCCGCCGCCAGCCTGCATGAAGGTCGCAGTCGCGGTCCCCGTGCCGCTGTTGAGCAGAAGGCGCGCGAAGGTCGGCTTGTAGGCATAGTTGCCTTGCAGGCCCGCCGGTCCGACAAGAGCGGCGGCAACCAGAGTAGCGTCGGGATGAGGCATCCACGTCACATTGGCGGGCGCCACCGGATTGGTCGGGCTGTTGGGATCGTCGAGGGTCTGCTGGATCGTGATGTTGGTGGTGCCGACCGCATTGACCTGAATCGCCACGCCAGCGTCGCCATAGTCATCGAAGCGCACCCATTGCGATGAGGTGATCGCCGGGCTGGTATTGGTGCCGACCGTCAGACTTCCCGCGCTCGGCGCTGAGCTGGTGATCGAGGTGACCGTCTTGTAGTTTTTCGTGCTGACGACCGTGCTGTTATTGCCGCCGACGAGAGCCTCGCTCTGAACCGCGCCAAAGGCGTCGGTGCCGGTAATCGTGAAAGTGCTGGCGACGTTGCTGCCGGTCGAGACAAAAGACAGCTGACGCGCCTGATCGAACACGGCGACGCCATTGACGACCAGTGCGCCGTTCATGTTCAAAGCGCCCGTTCCCGGCACCTGAGACTGGCAGACGCCAGTCGCGACGGCGGCGGCGAGGGGCGCGGCGGTGACAGTGATCGGTCGAGCCATGATTGCGCCTTCCCTAAATAGACAGCAGGGGGCCAGCGGCCCCCTTTTGTTTGTGCTCAGCAGGCCAGATCAGTCTGATTCCTTGCCGAGTTTGCGGCCGGAGGCGGCAGTCTTGCTGTGCGCTGAAGTGAAGGGATCGCGCTCGCAGGCCGAGCCGCCCTCCGCAAACGCCGCACGCCCGCCGCTTTTGCGAGCCGCACGGCCGCCATGAGCGCGCGCCGAAGCGCCGGTGGGCCCGCCGACATTCTTGCCAGCTCGCCCTCCTGCGTTCTTCTCCTTGGCGTCGGCTTCAAGCTTGTGGGCATGCTCTTCGGCGCTCTCCGGCTCACCGCCCGCGGCTTTGCCGCCGCGCTTGCGCCCCTTGAACAGCATGGCAGTTTTTTCAGGATTTTGCCTCGGGCTGATTTTATGACCCTTCATCAGAGCCTCCTCAAGTCGGATTCTGGATGTAGTGGACGGAGACCAGCACGACGCCTTGCGTCGCTGCGCCCGCACCCGTGACAATCTGGATGTTGAGCGCCGATGGATTCGGAGCGGGAACGCCCGCCACCGTATAACCGCGCTGGGCGGCGATGTTGGCCGCCGACTGCGTCATGGCCGGGAACGGCGCCGCCGCCTTCAGATCGGTCGCGCCGACAAGCGATGCCTTGTTTGCGCCCGTGTCGGTGCCGATCGTGAGCACCGCCGTGGCGGGACCAACCCACGCTGCGAACGTGGCGACTTCAAACCCCATGATGGTGGAGCCAGCCGGAATGATGAGCGGGAAGTTGAGCGTCGAAGACGCGGGCGTCTGCGCGAAAGTAATCAGGACATCCTGATATAGTTCAAGCTCTCCCACAGGCGGGTCGCCAACAAGTACCGGCCCCGTGAAGTGTGTCGCACCCATGTGCTTTTTCCTTCTGTGCCAGTATTACGAGGTCGGGAAGTTGCCGTAAAGCGACCGCCAGTTGTAGTAACCGAACGAATAACGCTCGTATCCTTTGACAAGCAAGTTGTCCGTTACGAAGTCCACCTGCATATCCGTTTCAAACTTAATTCTCTCCATGAAGGCGAGGCCATCAATATTGGTGAGAAGGAACCAAGCGAAAGCAGAAGTCAAGAAGTCATTGACCATATAGCCTTCCGGCAGGCCGCCGGACGCGGTCAATATTGCGTTGACGTCGTTGTCTGCTGTGCCGGGCCGCAGTTCCGTCTTGGTAAGACGAATGGCGACCGGCTCGAGCTGGGGCGGCACGATCAGTTTCCGCGCACGCGCAAAAACCTTCAGGCCCGCTTGATCGCGGAAATTGGTGCGGACGGCGATCATGCTGTTGAGCAATGTCGCTTCGCCGATGTCCACCTGCACCGCCGGAGTGTTGGAGACCGTGGTGCCATCGATCGGGTGCGCGTTGGAGCACAGCGGCTGACCGTCGCCGCCAATATTGGCGTTGTAGGTCGTCGCGGTGTTCAGCACGTTTGCGCCGTAGATTTCCTTGGTCTGCTGAAATGACTCGATCAGGCCGAGGTTTGATGGATGGAATTGGGTCTTGTAGAGGTTGTCGTCGATGGCCTTGCGGGTCATCGCGTAGCCGAGACCGATTTCGGCGTGCTCCTGATTGTAGACGTAACGCTCACCGGCGCCATTGTCGAATGAAGTCTGGCCGCCTTCAGTTTTCAGCTGAGCGAGGCCGAGATACCGCATTTCAGCGGTGCGCTCGAGCGCCAGCTTGGAATTGTGCTTCGTGAAGATCTTGTCGTATTGCGACGGGATCATCTCGTATTTGCCCTCAATCCCGCGCAGGCCCGGGAGCAGAAGGTCTTTGATGGCGGACAGATTGACGGCCATTGGGGTTCACTCCGTTTGGAAAGTGCCAATGGGCGCCCTTTCGAGCGCCCAAGGCCGTTGATCAGATACCAGTGAAGTTCTTGGTGTTGACGTTGCTGAATGCAACCACAGCCCAGTCATAGGGCTGGCCACTGGACAACGTCCCCTGCACGCCGGGCGGGAAGTTGATGATGCTGACGACGCGGAACGGATTGTTGGCGACGTTGCCGTTTGCCGCGCTCAGATAGGCGCCGGAGATGCCGTTGGCGGTATTGCCGACGCCAATGACAAAGCCAAGTGTGGAATTGACGTCGGCCAGCGCGAGACCAGTAGCGTCGGTCTGGACGACAAACAGCGAGTTGGGGTCATTGACGATGTACCCCTCGACGACATTGCCGGACGCGACATCGCTGCCCGGCCAGTAGTTTGACCAGACGGTGCGCTTTTGCGAGACGGAGAGATATTTGCAGCCCTGAAAGATGCCAGCGATACCAGTCGCGGCGGGCGTGGCGCCAGAAGTGACAGACTGGGCGACCGAGCCATCGGCCTGTGGCGTCACAGGATCGCCATAGAAAATGGCGGGCGCGTTGTAATTGATCGCGACAGCCACTTGCTCATAGGTCGGGGCCGAGCCCAGACCCGAAAACTGACGGAAGCCGAAGGGAGCATTGATGTTCGCCATAGCGCGCAAACCTCTGCTAGGAGGCTCGTCATCGCACACCGGGGCGAATATGAGACCGGGAAAAGTTCAGCCACCCCCGAGGGCGGCGTATTCGCGTATTTACTGCTTAATGAGGCGCCACGTCAAGCAGCGCCCCAAAAACATTATTCAGGCACAGGCATCGGCACATAGTTCTTTTTGACGCTGGCCAGTGGCGTGCCTTCATTGTCGCGCTGAAACTGGCCCTGCGGAGCGGCAGAAAGCTGCGCTTCCTTGACGCGAACCTGATCACGAGCCTTTTTGTGCTCGTTACGGCGCGCATCGCGCGTAATTTCCATCGGCCGCTCCATCAGGAGCATGCCGCGGCGCATGATGGTGACGCCATCATATCCTTCCGGCATGTAATTAGGGTGTCGACTGACCGGCACCGGCTCCCAGCCCGTGCGCGCAAGCGCCACTTCGTAGGCCGGATCTTCCTTTCCTAACAGCGTATGACGTTTCCACTGATAGTCCCAGCCCTCGGGAATGTCTTCCTTGGGGATGTAAAAGTCATCCGTGCTCTCGTCGATCACGCCATCGGGGAAGTGACCACGTAATACGGCGGTGCGCTCGTCGGCGCGCCTGCGGGCCTCTTCCGGACTCTCACGCATTGGCGACCGAGTGATGCCGGGCGGCTCGAAAGCGGGCGCAAGGCCCGCATCTTTTGTCGGCTTGAAAGACGCAACCATCTCAGTGAATCCTTCCAGTGCCAATACGACCGTTTTTGATCATTTCATCCCTGAATTTGGCGTATTCCTGCTCGGTCTGATTGTTTGACGCCGCAATTTCCTTCTCGGCTTCCGTCAAATGCGCAGTGCGGCTGCTCGAGCCACGGCTGACCGGCGCGGCCGGAGGCGCGGCCTGACGCGACGGAACCGCCTTGGCGGCTTCGGCCATCGGATCATCGGCGCCGGTGTCGGCGTCTTGCGCCTTGCGGCGACTGTCGCCGAAGATCCTTTCTTCGACTTCTTCGAAATATTCGTCGGTGTCTGGCGCAATGCCGGATTCAACCGTCCGATTGTGGGCGTCGATCATGCGGTGATACAGCTTGGCGTCGCGGGCGCACTCCGGATGCGCGCGCACCCATGCGGCCGATCGGGGCGTAAGCTGGCTGGCGATCGCCTCGACCGGATCCTGCTGCATGGTCCTGATCGGCTGGGGCGCTTCCGGCTTCGGCTGCGATTCCATGGCCGATTTGCCATTCTCGAGCTGGAGCAGGCGAGCGGCGTTGTCCGCCATCTGCGACTGAATCTCGGCCGCATTTTCGAAATCGCTGGCGCGCATCGCTTCGGCATAGGCCGACTTCAATATCGCGTTGCTCTCCCTGACGCGATCAATCGCCGAATTTACCAGCTGCAGCTGGCTGTCGGCCACCTCGTTCTGCGACTTGTGAGCGTTCTGCGCATATTCGTTGGCCTTGTTCTCGGCCTCGATGCGCGCGACCCGTTCGCGCTCGAGCTGCGCTTTCAGCTCGAGGATCGGATCGGGCGCGTCCTGTTTGGGCGCATCCTTGACGGGTGGCGTCCAGTCCGGGTCGATGTTTGCGTTAGGTTCTTTTGCCATGGGTCACCAGATCATATCGGGATGTTTCACCCGCCCCTTGATGGAAGTGTCGACCACAATGCGGCAGAGCACGCCATTGATGGCGGTCGCCCAGCCGTCAGCTGGTCGAAAAATGGCCCAGTCGTGCAAATCAACAGTCCAGTCGAAAGTCCACTCGCCGCTGTTGACGAAAGCGTTGGAGCCCTTCATGACCACAAGGCCGATCTTGCTCTGGTAGCGGTCCTCGTCGCGGGTCTGGGCGGCGAGATAAAGACCAGACTTAGTCTTCTCAGGGCGCTGATAAATGGCCAAAAGCACTTGATTGTGAAAGATTTCGATGCCGGAAAGGTCACCCAGAGCATCCAGAATTTTCTTGGCCGGATCTTCCTCGTGCGCCATCATTGCGTGAGCCATCAAACACCTCTTTCGCGTTCTTCGGTCAGGCGCTCGGCTTCGTCCACGAGGTCAAGCGCGTCATTCAATCCGCGTAATTCGCCGACTACTTCGCGGTAAGCTTCAAGGGTGAGGATGCCGCCGCCATAGGCCAGATCATCTTTTCGGCTGGCAATTCGCTGCTTGATCAGCTCGCGCAAGCATTGTGCTAGAACATTGCGCGTTGTCAACGCCATGACTTGATCCTGCTACGTTCTTGCTATATGACACGGGTTCAGCCCCAAGGGACCGTGACGATCGAGGGCCGCCTACGCCGGATGTACGCGAGGCGGCCCTTTTTTGTTTTCACTCTTGGCATGTTTCGCGGTAGCGACGGCAGTTTCCCATGCCTTCTTCACCGCGCTCCATCTTGTATTGGCACGCGAGGCGAAGCTCCTCACATGTGCGGCCCCAGTTGCGATGATGGCCGGGCAGCGGGTTCACTTGGACGCCACCCGGCCCAATCTCGATAGACTGAGACCGGGCAGAGATGATGAAGCCTGCAAAAGCGAACAGCAGGATCAAAAGCCCCAAGGCAATGGCAAGTGCGTGATCGGTCACGCTCTTCTCGAAACTCATCCCCAATCACCCTTCGGTTTGATGCCATAAGACTTGAGTTTGGCGAGGCGCGCCTTGCCGCCGCCAGATCCAGTGTCGATCGGATAGGCCCGGCCGCCGGTGGCGCGCCCCGGGGGCGGCATCGGCATTGGGGGCGGGCCACCCGGCCCGGCGCCCGGAGGCATGCCCGGAGGACCACCCATCGGCATGCCCGGAGGCATCCCGGGAGGCATGCCCGGAGGCGGAGGCGGCGGCACCGGCACCGGCCGGGCAGGCGGAGCCCCCGGAGGCGGACCGCCTTGCGGCTCTTCATGATGCGGCTGGCCGATGATGATGTTGATATTGGTCTTGCCTTTGGTGGTGCGGCCGCCGCGGGCGAGCGCCTGATCGCGCGGCCCAGCCTTCACATTCGGCGCATAGACGCCGCCGCCTTCAGCGCGCTTGGCCATGCCGCCTTCGCATTTGGCCTTGCCGCCGCGGTTCTTTTCATTCTGCTCATCCTGATCGGCCTTGTCCTCCGCCTCGTCGGGGTCTTCTCTCCCGCCTGCGGCGTGGTGGTGGCGCGCCAGTTTCTTGGCGCAAGCCTCATCTTCCGCTTTGTGCGGGTGCTCGACTTTGCCGCCTTTCTTGTGGTGCCAATCACCACTTTCTTTCTGGCCGCTGTTGTCGCCGGTGTCTTTGGTTGTGCCGCCATCAGCGCGCAGCGCGCTATTGGGGCCAGCGCCAAAGTTGAAACGCTCCGGCGAGACGCCCGCCACATTGTTCGATGCGCTGGCGACGCCCGCGGCCTGCTGCGGACTGGTGACGGCGTTGAAGCCGCCCAGAGGCCCGCCGCCGACCTTCTTGGTCCGGCCGCCTTTCTTCATGCCGCCCTCGCGCTCGACATAGCCGTCGCGCGACTTGTTGGCCTCCTTGACGTCGGAATTATACATCGCCTTGCCAAACATGCCCGACATGCCCGCGGCGCCGCCGCCCTTGCGCGCCGCTCGGCCGCCATGCTTGAGGCCAGCCGCGCCACTGACTGCGCCGCCTTGCTTGAAAGCGCGCTTGCTGATCGGCCGCTCTCCTTGCTTGATCGGCGCATTGATCGAGTCCTGCTCGACTGGACCGAAATCGCTGGCGTCCACCTTTCCGGCCGACATATTGCCGCCCAGCCGCAGAGCCTTGGCGCGCATTGCCGCGCGGAATTTTTTGGAGTCTTCAGACATCAGGGTAGTCCCTTCTCGTGATTGGATGCGCTCACGGTGCGCGTGTTACGACTTCGGCAGCCGCAGAGAACCTGACGACGTCAGGCAACTGATCAGATCGAATACGACGTAAATCACGAAAATCACGATCACCGCCCAGATGATGATCTTGATGACTTGCAGGATGACGCCGACCGCGCCGCCCAGATCGCCGACCTGTGACAGCACCCAAGGCACAAAAAGCTGCAGGATGGCGATGATCGCGCCGACGATAACGACCCAAATCAGCATCTGCTGAAGCCACGCCATTGAAAAGCACATCGACGTCATCTCCCCCTTTGGGCCGTCAGGCGCAGCGCCTTGGCGACAGTATCATCTTGCTGCGGCGGCTGCACAAGCGTTTTGCCGCCCTTCTTGTAGCCTGACAGGCCGAGGGCCTTCAGATGCTTCTGCACGTTGAGCCCATGCGCGACACCAGCCATCATTTCTTCATTGATCGGCTGGATCACTTTTTGTTCCGTTGTCATTTTGTTCCAGCCGCTGCGCGCCTTGTCGTCAGCAGACATCGGGTGCATGACCCGGCCCTTGCGCGGGTTGCGGACGAAGTCGCGCACCACGTCCGGCAGGGCGTAATGGCGCAATACGGGCGGCAGATCGCCTTCATACTGGCCGCCGGTGGTCTCTTTGTAGGTGTTGTGCTCGAAATGCGAGGGCGTGGGGCTTCCGCCGGTCAATTTGACGATACGGGGACCAAGCATATTGCCCGGAAGGTGCAAAAGGTCGGGATGGGTGATCGCAACGCGGGTTTTTCCGATGTGCGGCACGCCTTTTTGATGCCAACCAGCCTTGTCGAGGTATTTCATGATCAAACTGCGGTCAGCGCCGCTCAATTTGTCGCGCATAAAGTCGCGCGCCTCGACCGCATTGTGGATTCCGGGGAAGTGTTGCATCGATTCAGCGGCTTTGGCGCGGTTTTCGACGTCTTCGGCCTTGTTTCCAGTCACAAAGGCGCCGGATTTGAGCAAATCGCTCAGTTGATCCGCCACTTTCCTGTCCAACGGGTTCGCATGGAGCTGAGACATCACCGCATCGGTCATCTGCACCGATGAATCGACGCTTTTCGGTCCCATTGGGCTGAAATAGCCGTAAACATCGCCCTTTTCGCCCAGCTCCTTGACCAGATTGTCGATGCGCGTGGACGCGCCGGGCGCATTTGCCCACACCGCGCCCTTGTTTGGCTCGCGCATGTAGTCGTGACCGGCGTGCAGATCGACATCCCAGCCCAATTTCTTGCCGCCGATATGCGTCAAGCGACCAAGACGCGAGCGATCGCCGCCCAGATTGATCAAATGCGCGCCCTGATTGCGCTTCAGGAAGTCTTCCCACTCCAAATTCTTGACTGGCTTGGTGGTCACGCCCGGGATTGGGGCGACTGTGGACTGCATCTGGCCGATCGGCTGCTTGTCGCCTTTGAAATTCAAGTAGGACTGGCCCATGTCGCTGTCAAAATTGGGATGCACGGCGTGGGTTTTCTGCGCAATGTCGAGCGCCTGCCTGACCATGTCGGGGTTGGCGCTGGTCATCGACGGCGTATTTTTCAAATACTGCTGAACATCAGTGTCGCCTTTGCCGCCCCACAATTCGCTCGGCTGGAATATGCCGGACGACATCATGGCGTGCGTCATCTCGTGGCCAGCGAGCGGCGACTTTGGCGTCCATAGACCACCACTAGCGCCGCCGGTGGGCGCGGCAGGGGGAGGAGCGCCGGGAGCGCCTCCGCCGAGGTCGCGACCGATCCGCCCGCCATCCTTGGCGTGGCGCATGGCGTGCATCAGGTCTTGATGCGTGGTCTGCTCACCCGCCGCCTTATCCCAGATCGCATGATGGGCGAGGTGCTGGTAATAGGGCTCCAGCTCCTCGGGGATGCCCAGCTTCAGCGCGCGCTGCCGGGCGGCCAGTCGATCGACCGCCTGCTCTGCGCCGCCGACGCGCGACATCGGCTTGGTCGCCTCGCTGGTCGGCTTGCCGGTATTGAGGATGATCTGGCGCGCATCGAGCGTCGGCTGGTTGCCCATGCCCATCATCGAGCCGAGGAAGCCCGCCTTGGCGATGTTGACGCCCGGCACGCCCTTGATGAATTGCCGCCACATGGCCGGATTGGCGTCCTTGTGACGCGACGCCTGCACCATTTTGGAGACGTGGCCTTCCATGCCGGGCAGGTTTTCGGCCGCCCATTGCAGCCCCTTGCCTTCGGTGTCGTTCTGCTTGCCGAAGGGCCTGAACTTTTGCACGGCGTCGGCGATCGCGCCCGCATGCACCTTGCCGCGCTCGGCATGGTGCAAGTATTCCTGCCCCATCGGCGTGTGCAGCCACTCGCCCATCGCGCCTTCCGGCCGCAACGAGTCCACGCCTTCGGGCATCTGCCAGCCATTGGCCTCGAGCGTCCTGCGCGGCAGCGCGCCACGGCCCATCGAGGAGCGGGTGATCGCATATGCCTTGATCAGGTCGCGCGGCGTCAAGCCCTTGCTGGCGGCCTTGTCCGCCGTCTCGTTCATGAAATGACCGAAGTGCTGCACATGCGATGGAATCTCGCTCATATGGCCCAGATCGGCGTGGACGTCGGCCAGCGGACGCCATGGCATGTCGTGCAGCTTTTGCGCTGGTGCGTCCTGATAGCCGGACAGGTCGACCGGCGGCTTGATAACCTGCGGCGCCGGAGGCGTGATCAGCTGGCCGCCAGCATCGCGCGCGGCGCGCGGCGCGCGCGGCGGACTTGCGCCCTGCAAAGCCGCTGTCTGGTGCAGGCTCGGGTGCAGCTGGCTGGGATCCATCTCATGCAGGCGCGGCAAATCAGGCTGTGCGCCCTGCTGCATATTGAGCGCCTTGACTTCGTCGTCACCCAGCACCCGGTTGACCTTCATGCCGCCGGAAATCATCCAGCTGTCCGGATTATTGGGGTTGGTGGTGTAATTGTAAGTTCCGCCGTGCGGCACCCGATCGGTAATGTGTGCAGTGGACGGATCGGGCTGGCCGTTGGCCATGGTCCGGGCATTGGCGTTGGCCTCAGACTGGACGTCCACGTCTGCCGGGTGTTCGACTTCGGCCCAGACATGCTCATAGGGCCGGTAGTTGACCGCGTGGCTCTTGTTCTTGGTCGATATGCCGCCGATGTGACTGGCGCGCGGCGCGGTGCCTGAGTGCCAGCCGGGCCGGAACGCCAGCTCGCCGAGACTGGACTGCACGCCGCCCTTCTCGCCCGGCTTGCCCTCTTCAGCCGCCAGCCATTTGCCGATCGGCACCTCGCGCGTGCGATGAACAAACAGGGGGTAAAGCTTGCCGTTCTTCAGGCGGCGAAACAATTTGTAGGACTTGATCGTTTTTTGCGGCGTCGGAGCCTCTTCCCACTCGCCCGCCTTGTTGATCTTGCCGCCGTCCTTGTAGCCGGTGCGGTCATCGCCCTCGACTTCATCGTTCTGGTTGTGAACGGCGTGCGCCGTCATCAGCGCCGAGCGGATGGCCTTGCCGGAATCATTTGCCATCGCTCTTGCCTTTCGAGCTGGCGGCGGATTTCGGCCGCGCCTTGGCGACTTTGACCGCGGTGTCTCGCCTCACCGTCTCGAGCCTGTGTTCGTGCGCGTGGTCCTGCTGCTGCATGTTGCGCTCGTGTTGATGGGCCACGCCTTCCATCGCCATGGTGCGGTGGTCCTCGGCCTTTTTCATCATCACTTCCTTGGCCAGACTGATCGCGCTCTCCTTGGCCTTGGCGTGCTGCTCCTCCTGCGCTCGAGCATCGTCGAGCGCAGTGTCGGCCGTTTTCAAATGCAGCTCCTTGGCGCGGGTGTCGGCGTTCTGCAATTCGGCCTGCGCCTTGGCCTGCGCGATCGTCATCTGGTGCTGCGCCGTCGCCTGCCCAGTCTCGGCCTTCATGCGCTCGGTGTCGGCCAGATGCTTGTCCACTTCGGTGTCGACCTGCCCGCCACCGGCGAGACCCTGCCCCTGCGCCTCTGCAATCAGACTCTGGCTCTTGGCGTCGGCCACTTTGGCGTCGGCCTGCGCCTTGATCATGCTGGCCTGCGCCTGCGTCGATTTGGCCTGCGTCTCGGCCTGCTGCTTGAGCAGCTCGGGCGGCGGCTTGGCCTGCGCCTCCGGCGGCGCCATGAATTGCTGCGGGTTGGAGAAGCCGAGCGCCTGAATCGCCGCGGTGTCGATCGCGATTGGATCATACAGGCTGGGGTTTTGCTGCTGGAGCTGCTTGAGCGCCATCAGCTTCATGATGCGCTGGGCGTAGCTCGATGTGTTGGGGTCGGCCTGCGGCGTCAGCTCGTGATTGTCGAGCGCGGCGCGGAAAGTCTGCTCATCCCACTTGGCCGCAGGGCTCTTGTTCGACCGCCAGAATGCTTCCGGATTCTCCTTGAAGCAGCGCACCAGCAGGCGAAATTCCTGCGCTTGGGCTGAGTGCATGCGCTTGTGGACCGCGTTCAGCACCTTGGTCGCCTGCTCGATCAGCGCCAAAATGGTGCCGACCGGAATGTCGGCCCGGCCCTCGCCGACTGGCAGCTCAGCGGTGCCGCCGACGCGCTGGCCGGTCTGCACCATGTTGTCGATCAGCTGCATCAAGGCTTGGCTGGGCGGCTGGTACGGCAGCGCCATGATGGCCTGATTGATCGGCAGGCCGCCGGTTTTGACCAGCGCGCCGCCGCCGGGCGGCACGCGAAATATGTTGGTGTTCTGGCGCGCACCGGTGTCGGCCATCAGAAAGCCGGGGAAGCTGGCGAACATGCCCGCGTCTAGCATTTCGCGCCAGCCTGCCGTGCTCGCGTTGGTGGTGTTGCCGAGGATGTGCAGCAGGCCGATGTCATAGAAGCCGAAGCCCGGCACGTAGACGTATTTGACGAAATTCTCGCGCGCCACCGGCAATTTCTTGGTGTTTTCGTCATAATTGCGGGTGATCGACAGGATCTTCTTGCTCGATAGGTCGATCGTGACGCGGTATGGAATTTCGAGGCCGCTTTCCTTGCCCTTGTGCTTGTGCTCGTAGCCTTTGAGGTCCAGCTCGCAATAGATTTCATAGATTTCGCGGTCGCGATCGTCCGGCCGCATGCTGCTCGGCTGCACGCCTTGCTGCTTGTTGGCCTCTTCCTTGGCGGCGTCGAGCTGGGGCTGCAGCGGCGTCATCAGGTCGACGTCGGCGTAGGCGCCGATGATCTGCATGCGCTTGACCGTCGACGGCTTCATCATCGACCGGTGTGTGATGCGCTTGGCGTTGGCCAGATCGGTGCAGCTGTCGTTGACGATCAGGTCATTGGCGTCGACCGACTCGCTGACCGGCCGGTTGCGCAATGGGCAGTTGTAGACTTTCTTGAAGGCGGTGCCGCCGAAGCCCAGCAGCAGGAACATCTTGTCGGTGTCAGGGTAATACTCTGTCGCCGTGATGGTCAGGTAGTGGTTGAGGTCTTTTTCGAGAGCTGTCGCTTGCGCATCCGCCTGCAACTCGGTGCCGCTCGAGCTGTCGTCTCGGATCTTGACGGGACCATCGGTCGGCAGCATTTCCGATCGGGCGTTGGCTTGGAATCGTAGGACTGCTTCCTGCAAGAGTGGATGTCTAACCTTGGACATGCCTTCGACCGGAGCGCCATCGGTCGAGCCGGAAACATTGGGCAGCTCGATCTTGAGCCCAAGCAGCCGGATGCCTTGAGCCCGCTCTTCAATCCAGTCGTTTCGGCTTTGCAGGTCATCGTCGACGCCTCGCAGCAGCTCATCCGATATGCGCGCCAGCTCCTCGTCGTCGATCTTATCGACCAGATTGTCGAACCAGCCCTCCGGACCGTTGTCTGGGCTCGGCAGGAGCGATTTGCCGTCGAGGCTGATAGTGACCGAGCCGTCGCTGTGCTCGATGCGGATGACGGCCTTGGGGTCGTCGCGATCGGAGGTGTTGTCCGCGCCGCTGTCGTCGTGTTTAATTGATACGCCGGGCGAAATAGCCCCAGCCACGCCGCCATTGGTCACGCGGAGATTGGGGCTCAGCCCGGGCACGAGTGGCATGGCGCATCCTCAATCGAAGGAATAGGCCGCGACTATACGCTCAGATCGGGCCCCGGATCAAATTCAGCCTCAAATTTGCGCAATCCCTCGCGAGCGGCCTCGTCGTCGGTCTCGGCGACGACGGTGTATTCGCCCCTAAGATCATGAGATGGGTCTGAAACGTGAACGCGCCACAAATGCGACGGCTTGCCGCCGAGCGCGACGTTGTCGACCGTAGCTTGAGCCCTGATCATTTGAACAGGCCCTTGCACGCCCAGAAAACGGTCAGCTCGAGGCTGGTCATGGCGAGCGACGCTTCGCGGCTTTGTGGCGCGCGGTTCATCAGCTCCTCCAGCTCGGCCGCCTTGTCCTTGATGGCGTCGGTCAGCTCGATAACTTCGTCCGATTGCGCCTTGTAACGCTTGGCGAAGCGGCCCGGTTTGGTGTGGGCGCCGCCTTGACGCGCGTCTGCTGGACCGTCGAACAGATCCTTGGTCTGCTTTTCGTTCTCGTCGTGCCATTGCCAGCCGTACAAGTCGCCGTAAACGTATTCGCCCTGCAATCCGTCGTTATTTGACGCCAGCAGAAACTTTCTCGGCTTGTCGTGGGTCAGGCCCTTGCCGTCGAGCGGTCCGCCGGTGCAGACGCCATTGTAGATTTCAGTCATCTCGCAGCCATCCCAGATCCATTCGTCCTTGTTGTGCCGGTAGAAGCCCATTGACTTGGCTGGCGCCAGCAATTCATGCGTCGGCAAGTGGTTGGCGTACCGCAGGCCGTGCCACGGTCCGCCAACGCACCTGCCGACATAAGTCATGTTGCGTGAATCTCCACGAAGTGCCAGAAGCCGACCCCATCATTGCAATATTCGCCGCCGGGGCATGGCGTAAAGCGAGTTGGAAAGGCCAAAAACTGGCCTTTCCATGGCCCGTCGTAGCAAATGCCGACGAAGGCCGTTGTGGTCATCCGATAATCCGCCAATCATGGGCGCTGACGTCATCGGGCGAGGCTTGCCAGCCGAGCTGCAAGTCGCCGCCGGAATTTTTCAGCACATAGAACGGCAGGATGGTGCCCGTATGCGCAGGCAACGTCTGGATGTAATCGCGCACAGGGACCGGCAGCAGATCACCGGGCTTGGTGGTCGGCGGCGGGGTCACGGGCAGGGGATCCGGCTCGACCACCAACTTGCGCTTGCCATCGGCAAGGGCCAGCCACTGGTTGCGGCCGGTCCAACCGGCGCGCGACACCTTCTGGCCGCGCTCCATCACCTTCTGGGCCTGCTCGAAAGTCATCGGGCCAGCGTAGTCGCTGGGCAGATCGTGATCGGGATGAGCGCCGCCGCTGGGCAGATCATGGCCGGGGCGAGCGCCGCCTGACGGCAGGCCCTGATCGGGACGCGCGGGCCTGCCGGGCAATCCCTGATCGGGACGCGCGGGCCTGCCCGGCAGATCCTGATCGGGATGACCGGATACAGGCGGCGGAACCGGCTGGCCGGAGGCGTGCCCCGGAGGCGTCGGCGTCGGCTGGTGCGACGGATGGGCCGGGTGATCCGGGGGCACCGGCTTGCCGGTGGCGGGATCGATCGGCACGGGCTTGCCAGTGGCCGGGTCGGTCGGCGGCGCCGTGGGATGCGTGGGCTGATTTGCCATTGTGGTTTCCTCTCCTTGAGACCATGCGGGCCTCGTCGCCATCATATGCTACGCCTTCACTCCCGCGCCAGTGATCAGTCGACAGGTGCCATGAGTGGTCGGCGCGCTGGCGTCAGCGATCCATGACATGCAGCGGGTGGTGATGCAGTTGAACGCCTGCTGGATCTGCGCGTCGGTGGCGCCATGAACCATGCGCAAACCGCGCGTGGTCGCCACCTGATTCACGCCGCTGACCGGCGGCAGCGTGGCCATGCCGACGAAGGGACACCAGCACGTCTCGGCCAGCGTGATCGGCATGCCGCTGATCGGCGCGACTTGCGGAGTCGGCGGATCGGCTATCGGGTGGGCAATATGCGGGTCATCGGTCACGAGAACGCCCTTTCGGGTTTCTCTATCGGGCTGACGGCAGGCTTCTCGCCCGCCATGAAGGCGAAATATTTTTCCGCCGCCTCGATAACCTGCTGCGGCGGCAGCGTGCTGGCAAGATTATTGGCGAAGGCGAGCGCCTGCACCCGCAGCTGAATCTTCTGATCTTCGGTCAATCGACTATCCTCCAGTCTTTCGCGAGCATATCGCTCTGAGATGCGAGCCAGCCCATCAAAATCTCGCCGGTCGCGGTTTTCATGATGATGCACGGCAGCACAAGCGCGGCGCCGCCGTTGTCGAGCGCGTAATTCTTGGCGTTGCGCGACCACAGATCGGCCGCCTGCACCTCGCGCGGGCCCTCCATGCCCGACAGGGCGATCCACATGTCCCTGCCGTTCCAGCCGCGACGCTGGACGCGCAGGCCGCATTCCATCGAGCGGATGGCGCAGCCGAAGTCGAAAAATTCAGTGTCAAAAGGGGCGGGCGACGGCGGCGGCGTCACCAGTCTGGGATCGATGCGCGAGGCGCCCAGCGGCATGTCGGGCGTTTCGCGGATGTCAGCGGCCATGCCGCCGGGCATGCGGTCCTCGCCCTGCATCTGCAGAACTTCAGCGACCCGGTCGTCGACCGTGACGCTCAAATGGACCAGATCTTCCATGTTCTGGCGCTGCATGGGCGTCTGGAGCGGGTGGCTCTCATACACATCCAGCGTCGGCGGCCGCACGAACCCCTCGTGCGTTTGCGGCGCAGCGCCGCCGAAGCCGCCCTGTCCATAGGGGATGTCGCCGAGGCGCGGGCCGGTCGGATGGGCCTCGTCGCTCGGATTGGCGCGACTAAAACCGGCGACAGGCACTGGCCCGCCATCCTTCAAGGCTGCGGCGATCGACGGCTTGATGTTTCCAGCTTTGTGCGGGTCATAGGGCATGGTGTTCTCCATCAGACGCTGTAAAGAGGCGGGGGCTGCCTCACGTTAGCAAAATCCATCTCGTTAGCAAGATCGGCGAGGCGCTCTTCGGAGCGGATCAGCAGGCCGCTCTCGCGCAAATGGCGCATCGCCATCGATACGCTGTCGACCAGATCGTCATGTTTGCCCTTGGGAAAGCTGGCCACCTGCCGAATCACCATCTCAGCCCACGACTTGTCTGGCGCATAGACCATACCTTCGGAGAATAGGTGCTGCACCGAGTGCAGCCGGGCCAGCTTGTCCTGATTGCCGGGGTTGATCAGGTGGACGGCCCAGTCCTCATTGGCGTAGAGGCGGCGCAACTCTTGGGCGACCGATATGCCGCTGGCCTTGGCCTCGATCAGCAGCCTGTCAACCTTCATCGTCTTGCAGGTCTCGGCCGCTTTCTTGACCAGAGCGTTCATCTCGAGCCGGTCCTGAAAGGCGAACATCAGCACGACCTTGCTCATGCCCTCGATGCCGCCGCCCTTGGGCATGGGGAACGGCTTGCCGTAACGATCGGCGCCGCGGGTCGCCATTGTGTCGTGCTGGCCGGAAAATATGCCCCAGATGGTGAGCGCGCTGTAATCGTTCTGGGTTTTTTCAGTGTAGGCGGTGTCGAGGCTGGCGAGGATGAAATCGAGCGGCGGGTATTCCGGCTGCACCCACAGCATCCAGTCGGCGTCCTTGATCACGCCGCCGCCGCGGGGCGTCGGGCTCTGCTGCATCTGCCCGGCGGTGGCGTAGGGCCCGAGGATGCGCTCGTCGCGCTCGACCACCCACAGAGGGAAACGGACCGGGAACAGCAGCTCGCCTTCGGTCTGGCGCGGATCCTCGAACCCCAGCTTGGTCATGCAGGTGCGATCGGGGTCGAAGCGCATCGGCAGCATGATGTGGTCGTAGCCCATATTGCCGTCGAGAATCACGCCGGAGACGTCGCGCTCATGCACGCGCTGCATCACCACGATGATCGCCGAGGCGTCGGGCCGGTTGAGCCGGGTCGGCACGGTCTCCTGAAACCACGTGATCACGGTTTCGCGCTCGGCTTCGGAATCGCCGCCCTTGACGCTGTGCGGGTCGTCGATGATGACGATGTCGGCGCGCCAGCCGGTCATGCCGCCTGCGGCCACCGCGGCGCGCCAGCCGGTCGCCGTGTTTTCGAACCGCCGCTTGGCGTTCTGGTCGCCGGTGAGCTGGACGCGGTCGCCCCACAGATCCTTGTACCAGTCGCTCTCGATCAGGCGGCGCATGCGGGTGTTGTCGCGCTCGGCCAGCTCGATGTTGTGGCTGGCGCAGAGGAAGCGGATGTGCGGCTTGTTGCGCGGGCCCCAGATCCACGCCGGGAAAAACACCGAGACCAGCATCGACTTCATCATGCCCGGCGGGACGTTAACCAGTAGTCGGTTGTAAACCTCGTCGTCGACGCGCTCCTCGCGCTCGATCGCCTCGAGGTGCCCGGCGATGAAATCGATGTGCCAGTTGTGGTAATAGATCTGGCCGGGCTCGATGAATTTCCACGCGCGCTTGACAAACTCGACCAGACTGCGCTCACAAGCCTCCTTCTCTATCGCCTTTTTCAAGGCGTTTGGGTCAAGCTCCCGGGGCAGCGTCAGCGTGGTCATTTCATGGCCTTCTTAATGGCGTGGTATGCCGCCTCGAGCCCAACGCCGATACTGAACAGCACGATAATGGCCAGCACCGGCCACAAGGCGTCAGTCGTGGTCACAGCTTCCTCACACACTGGAAAGTCATAGTGTCCTTGTGGGCGTCAATGCTCATCTCGACACTGTATTCAGGCCCAAGGGCGTCCAGCTTGTGGCGCATGACCGGCCGCATCTCTTCGGCGAGCTGCAGCGCGGTGCGCCCGGCCAGCACGATCGTGAGCGGCTCGAGCAGCGTCAGCTCCCTGACGCGCTGTTTGATGGTTTCCTCATGCCCCGGCATCACTCGACCGCCTTCCAGCTGTGAATGCCCGCCATGGCGAAGCCGCGCGCGGGCTCATCGCGATCGGCGTCAAAAGCGTGCAATAGCCACTGATCCTCCGGGTGCCACTGGTTGGAGCCCCACTCGATCGTCAGCGGAAAAATGTGGCGTATCCGCCGCTCGCCGCGGTGGTTGGTGTAATCAATTTCAACCGTTGTCCGCCTCTTCATCGCCTTCATCCTCGCTGTAGCTCACGCCTTCGATTACCTTGTCGAGCGCGCGCTCGGCCGCATGCAGCTCGTCCATGGTCAGGTGGCTGACGTCGAGCACGCTGGTGGTCTTGAGGATGGCGCTGATATTGTTGTCGACGATCTTGCGGTCGCCCCAGTCCTTGGGGCACATCTTGCTGGCCAGCCACTGGTGGGCGGCGATGATGATGCGCTTGTCCTCGGGATCGAGCATCGGGCTGTAGGCGACGTCGATGATGTCCTCGGCGAATTTCTCGGCGCGGAGCGCGCGCGCCACCTGATAGGCTTCCTTAAACTCCGGATGGTCCCTCATCCATTGGCTGGCCTTGCTGGCGCTGGGCGCCCATGGCTCCTCGAGACCGATGCGCTCGAGCGAGCGGCCGCTGGCCACTTCCTCGCATATGCGCTCGGCCACGCGCGGCGTATAGGTAGCCCGCCACGGCACCTTGCGCCATGGCGGGCAGGGATCTTTGCGGGGACTGGCGAGGACGACGGGCGGCGCTGGCATGGCGCACAGAATACGACCAGCGCCGCCGCCCTGCAAGCATCAGTCCTCGAGGCGGCGCTCCCACGTATTGTGCAGGTCATCGAGCTGGCGCAGCATCGGCGTGCAGTTGAACTTGTGGCGGCACTGATCGTTGGCGCACAAGATATTGGTGCTCATGCCGCCGCTCGGGCCCTTGTAGAAATCCACGCCGCCGCAATAGGTGCAGCGGGGCCACGGCTCCAACTCAGGCTTCGGCTCGGGCGGGAGCTGGGGCTCGCGCTTAGTGGCGTCGATCATCTTATCCAGCTCGCTGGGGCCGAACATCCTGCGAAACCAATCAAACATGCGTGTTCTCCTTCAGTTGTCCCAATCGTCGTCCGGCCAGCACGTACTGCTGGCGCCAACGCGCTTGAGTCGCTTCAAAACGGTGCGGTGGATGTCGCTGGCCAGACAGCCGCACGACCGCGTCTTGCCAGCGCGCAGGCTGTATGCCCGCACCAGCGTCTCGGCGCCGCAGTCGCAGCGGCACTGATATTGCGCCGAGCCCTGCCCATTGTTGTCGGCCCGGCAGATGACCACCAGCCGGGCGAACCGCATCCCGGCGGCGATCGGCTTGCGCTCGCTCATCAGAACAGCTCCCCCTGTCCGGCGCAGGCGACCGCGGCCTCACGCTTGGCGAACCAGCCGACCTCGGCCTTCAGCTGGTGGTCCCACACGAACCAGTGCTGGCGCAAGTAGCACCAGAGCACGACCTTCCTCATTTGCGTCTCCTTCCGGCGCGCAGCGCGCCCGCTTTGGTGGCGTAGGCGCGAATTTCGCGGCAGCGGCTCGAGTGGCCTGACGGCAGCTCGGTGGCCACCACCCAGCGCCAGAAAGTCTGCTCCGGCCACTCCTCGACCGTGATGCGGTCGCTGATCTGGGCGAGGATGATGTGCTCGACCATCACTTCCCCCAAACGATGCGGTTGACGCAGAAGCCCGGCGACGCGGCGCGCGCGTCGAGCCGATCGGCCGCGGCCTGCAGGGCCCGCTCGACCTTGCGGTCGGTGTAGCCCGCCTGAAACTCGGCCATGGCCAGCGCCCGGCTCGAGCGCATGCCGTAGTGGCAGCCATAGTAGCAGGGCGAGCCCTGCTCGGCGGCCAAGGCGCCCGCCTCGCGGTAGGCGCCTTCGGCCTTCAGGTTTTCGACGGTCTTGCTCATGATCACTCCTCCTCCACTTTCTTGATGGCGCCGAAGGCCCAGACGTTGGCCGGAAACTTGCGGCGCATGATGACGACCGCATTGGCCCAGCTCGTGGCCTCGACCTCGTAGGTGTGGCGGCTCTTGGTCGGCTTGCAGATCATGGTGACGTTGTAGAAGTTCATCGCGGCGGCTCCTCTGTCTCAACTGTCCCCAACCTACGACATGCGTGTGCGCAGGTCAACAGCAAAAAAGTTATCCACAGGGCTAATTTTTCACAAAGTTAGATTGACAGCGTATTCGCCTGTCGATAAGTTAGGGACAGTTGATTTGAACGGAGCAAGCAAATGACCATCACCACCGAATCCCTTCGCGTCTTCCTCGCCTACGCCAATGACGCCGACAACTGGAGCGGCACGCCGCTGGTCGGCGGCAACGTCGGCGGCTCTAAGGAAGAGCGCGGCAACCTCACCCAGCTCAAGCAGGCTGGCTTGATCAAGACCTTCAACGATGATGGCGTCTGGATCCAATTCACCACGGAAGGCAAGGCGCTCGCCGCCGAGCACGGCATCGACAGCAGCCGGTTCTGAACCACACTCGACAGGAGCATACGAACATGAACCAGACCCAACACAATCGCATCGCCACCGCCCTGATCTACGGGGCCAAGGGCGACCTTGCCTTCGACGACCACGGCAATGTCCGTTATGGCTGGGACAGCAGCATCGACCAGCGCGTCGTCTTCGGCGTCGGCCCGATCCTGCTCAAGAACACCCGTGAGGGCTTTCAGGTCACCGGCGAGGGCGCAAACTGGATCCTCGAGAACCTGCAGGGCTGCGTCTCCAAGCATGACGAACGCGCCCTTGATGCAATGAATCCCTACGGTTTGCACCGCCGCTGAAATTATTTTGCAGGAATTTCTAATTTCCTGCAAAATTAGAGTTGACACCCGAATACGCTGTAGATAAGTTAATGACAGTTCAACGCGGCAAGACGCCGCAAACACCACGGAGCACACCATGTCCCTCGCCAACACCTCCACCCTGACCGCCGCTTCCGCCCAGTGGGCCTCGCGCCCCAACGACGAACGCTTCGTCAACCTCAACGATCTGGCTGAGCATTGCTACAACCAGCGCGTCCGCTCAGCGGGCAAGGTCGTCTCGAGCCGCTCGATCACCTGCGAGCCGGTCGCCAACGCTGATGGCCGCAACGTCGGCCTCACCATCGTCGGCAAGGCGGGCAACGCCGCGGCGCCGACCCACTTCGCCTTCGGCCAGCTCGCCAACCTTGCTGGCGCGCCCGCTGGCTACCTTCGCACCCTCGACCCGGCGCTGGCCGCCGACTGCGTCAACTTCGGCCTCAAGGTCACCCGCGACGTCGCCGACGTCGGCCTGCTCCTTCGCCGCGGCGACGAGGGCTTCTCGCTCGACGCGGCGACCGGACCCAACTATGGCCGGGTCTGGAACACGGACATCGCCGACGCGCTCGTCGCCAACTTCGGCGACGGCATCGAGGGCGACTGGCGCGTGCCGGGCGAATTTGGCAAGCGCGTTGACGTGACCAAGGCCAACACCACGCTTTATGCGGGCGATCGCGACATGTTCGTGTTCCTCGCCGACGAAGAGAACCGCATCACCCTGCCGAATCGTCGCGGCGGCATGATGGGCTCGCTGGCTCGCGGGTTTTTCGTGCGCAATTCCGAAGTCGGCGCGGGCATCCTCGAAATCACCGCCTTCCTGTTCGACTATGCCTGCTGCAACCGCATCGTCTGGGGCGCGCAGGACGTGAGCCGCATCGCCATCCGCCACACCTCGGGCGCTCCCGATCGTTGGCTCGAGCAGGCGCTGCCGGTCCTCGAGACCTATCGGCACTCTGCCGCTTCGCCGGTCGAAGCCAAGCTGATCGCCGCGCAGGCCAAGAAGGTCGACAACGTCGAGGAATTTCTGAAGTCGCGCAAGTTCACCTCGAGCCTGATCGCCCGCGCGCAGGCTTCCCACGAGGCCGAGGAAGGCCGCCCGATGGAATCGGTGTGGGATGTGGTGACCGGCCTGACCGCCGCCGCCAAGGGCGTCCAGTGGCAGGACGATCGCGTCGCGATCGAGCGCGCCGCGGGCAAGCTGCTCGATCTGGTCGCCGCGTAATAGCGACAAGCGAATAAAAAACCCCCGGGCCGAAAGGTCCGGGGGTTTTTTGTTGTGTTACTCGACTGGCAACTAATCCCTGCCGTGTCGCCACATCGTATCAAAATCAGCTGACGCAGCTGCGATCATCGCCGCCAGCACCGGCGCAAACGGGGCCAGCTGCTCCACCCAGTTGGGATTGGCGCGATCGATGCCCAACTCTTCACACAAATCACGTATCGCTGCAGCTGCATATGTTCCGGCAGTCATGTGAGCCTGCCTCATGTAATCGCCCGCATCCATCTCTAGTTCTCCTGTTTAGGCCACGAAACATATGCGTCACAGCTCACGCGCGCAATAGCGTAATACGACGTATTATAAGCTAAACCTTGAGCATATTAACAATCCGATTGACGCCAGATCCGATTTATGCCAGCATCCTTGGACTGCTTGAGAACCGGCTCGACCCGACTTGACCAGTACGAAAGCCGCCCCGCAAGGGCGGCTTTCAGCATTTTAGGGCCTGATCCACGTTGCAAAAATACCACACGGAACGTGGTTCAGAACGTGGTTCAGCTAAGTCATTGAAAACAAATAAGATACTGGCCTTGATCCACGTGAACCACGTGAGCCACGTCTTTTTCTCACTCGCACCCGCGTATGCATGCGCGCGCCCCCATCACATGACATCACACACGTATGCGCATGTCACGTCGCATATCGTATGCGCTTGTCACATCGCACCCATACCAGACCAAAAAGACCCAGAGGTGTTTTACGTGTGTATGAATCTATTTTATACGTGGTTCACGTGGTTCAGGTGGTTCAATGTATATAAGTAACTGATAAATAAGGGATTATTCTGATCCACGTTCTGATCCACGTTCTGATCCACGTCCAACTTGGTTGCATGCTTTTATTTTGCAACCATAGATTGAACAGCCATTGACGTTTTGTTTTCTCGGTATTACGTTATCCAGACCGCAGAAGGAGAACAAACATGCCTAACGATGATCTTAATACCCAGCAGCGCCTGCTCAGGATGCATGCGTTGGTGACCGAAGACCTGAAGCGCGCCGATGCGCTCGCGCAAAAGCTGGGCTTCGAAAATATTGCCGCCCTTGTGATGGACATGAAGGCGTGCGGGAAAGACCTCGGCTTCAAAACCATCAGGTCTTTCGCCAAAGCTCTGTGCGAGGAAAAGCACGTAAAAATCGTGGCCCTTGCAACCGTTGGAAAAACCATAGGCCAGAAAAACCCGCTCGCCAGAGTGCGCGCGCTGGCGCATCTGGCGCTGTACTGGGATGGCATGTTGGAAATTCAGAAAATAGCTGAGCCGCATGCGCTCAAGGTGATCGGCGGCAAAAAATAAAATTAGGGCCCAGCAAATCTGCTGGGCCCTTTTTCTACATGCTGTACGGCTTGCCGCCAAAAGCATTGCTGAACCCGCTGGATTTTTTCTTCTCTTCCTCAACGCCCTCGGCAATTTCCTCTATCTCGACCTTCAATAATTCCGCCAGCTCCTGCCGACTGGGAATAATCCATGGCGGCCGGAACTGTTTTCCATCCGGGCCGCGCTTGCCGCGGCCGGGCGCGCGGATGAAGCCATACTTGCCCAGCTTGAAGCCATCGGGCGGCAAGTGGGGCTCGACATAGCGCCCGCGCTGTCCCTTGTGCCACGTGGTGTAGGCGGTGTGCAGCTGCATAGTGTTAGCCTCTTTGCCGAATTGCAGGCCGTTAATCACGCCAAAGGAGCCCGACAGGACGGATTCGATCAGCCACGTCTTGATATGGCCGGGGCGGCGCGACAACGCCTCCATATCGCGCCGGGCCTCATTATTCATCGGGCAATCGCGTTGCGGCACGAATTGCGACACGTCGCGCTTGAGCAACAGATCGAGAAAAGCCGCCGGGCCGCCGTTTTCAACTTGAGCGCCCAAGGCGGTAAAATATTCATTATCGCCTGCGCGAATTTCGTTCGGCTTGATCACCCAGTGCCGGGCGTCGCCCTCCTCGATATGCGCCGCATGCTCCATATTCGACAGGATCACCAAATTGACCCCCATCGGGGATTCAAACTTTGAGCCAAACTTGGGCTCGAGGTTCATGCGCTTGGCTGTCGATGCGCGCTTGATGGCATCGGCCATTTTCTGATTGCCCGCAAAAGCCGCCTCGTCGAGCAGGATGAAGCCCTTGCCGCGCAAAGTATCGTTGAAGCGACCGGCGAACGCCTCATCATTGGCCTCGTTTGCGCCAGCCTGCCCCCAGATCTTGAGCACCACCTGTTCGAAATAGATGCCCTTGCCGGTCTGGTGCTTCCCGGTGAAGACCACCCGGATCACCCGCGACGCCTCGCCGACATGCTGCACCTGCCACGCCTCAAGATCGAGCATGCGCTCAAATGCCGTCTCGTCGCCATTGCACAGCACTTCCTTGATGTGCTGCAGGATCAAGCTGCAATCGCCCGCCTTGGGATCGATGCCGAAGCCATGAAACAGGTTCAGGACATCGTCTTCGACCGGCTTATTGGTGAACACGATGTCGCGGTAGGTGTGGATGCCGCGCCAGTCGCGCCACGCCTCATGCGCGCGCCGGAACGTCTCATCGCCGGTGACCGGATCGACATAGGCAATAAATTCGCCCGCGGTCGCCACCGCCAGCGCCTTGATGTCGAGCAGCTTGCCGCCATTGCGATCGACCCACGCGGGCGGCAGGCCCGGCGCGCAAAAACGCGCATAGCGATCGTTCAGCTCTTCCACATTGATCAGATCGACCTCGACGCCCTCGACAAACGCGGTCTGGGCCGCAGCCGCGCCCTTGAACTTAAAAAGCGCCAAGCGGACCGCCTGCCCGCCGCTCTCGCCGCGCATGACCAGATCGGCGGCGTAATTGGCCATATCGACTCCGGCCATGCTGGGCAGCATCGCCAAGATCTGGCCGACCTGCAGTCCCTTGGGCTGAAGTCTGGCCGTCAGGGTCGCCGCCATCGCATCCCACATCGCCGCCAGCGTCTTGACGTCGATCGCGCCGACGCAGATCAGTGAATCGGCGAAAGACGCCGCGTCGAACACCATCTGCCGCTTGACCATCTCCGTTTTCTTGCTGTTGACCACAGTGAGGATATAGTCGAGCACGCCATTGACCAGCTCCATCCAGATGATGGCGCTGTAGGACGGCCCGCCAGCGCCCGCGCCCGGTCCGCCGGTATTACCCCCACCCCCGGAGCCGCCAGCGCCGCCAGCGCCTGCCGCTGTCGGCCCAGTCCCCAATTTCACGCCCTGCTTTTCCGCCTCGGCCTGCCAGTTGGGGTTCTGCTTCTCGTGGATGTTCCGTTGGCGATCGCCGCGTGATTTGTTTACCCCATTCGGAAACTCATGCTCGGAAGCATGGGTCGCGTCATCGGGCATTGCAGCCGCGATCGACCGCTTGCACTGGTCAAGATCCAGAATGCCGCGCTTGATCAGCATGCCGATCTGCAGGCCCAGATTATGGACTTCCGAGCCGCGGCCGGTGCCGGGCGGCTGGCTCGCCACCTGCGCAAGGCGACGCTCGAATAATCCGCGCGCATCCTCGATCATGTCTTCGGTGATGTCGCCGGTGAAATCTTCGCCTTCGATGTGGTTGGCCTGCCGGACGCGGTGGGTCCAGCCCAGTCCGGCCAAAGTCGCCGACACGTCGAGCATCAGCTCCTCGAGGCTCGGCACCAGCTTCCAGCCCTGCGGCGGCGTGCTAAAAATATCGTTGCCCTTGCTGTCCGGCTCCCACGTGTAAAGCTGGCCGGTGTCCGGATGAATGCCCGCCACCACCGCCTGCGACGAATTATGCGGCGCGCGGGCGGCGCGGCCGAGGATCTGCACGCCAATGCGCCGGGCGCCCAAATCGGGCCCGCTGTAGAAATTGAAATTGCGGTTGAACGCCTCGGCGATCGGCACGCGGATCGGGATGGCGAATTTCGGCCAGCGGCCTGTCCTCGAGGCGGCGTCGCCCAGCTTGGGCCGGACGGCGAAGGATGCGGCCGGAACGTCCAGATCGGCGTCGAACATCACCATGGCGGTGCCGTCGCCCAGATCCTGACCAAATAAAACGCCGAGATTGTTCCCGGCGCGGATCCTTTGCTCAAGAATTTCGAGCGTGTAGTTGTTGGTCTGCCAGCCCATTTCATAAGGGTCTTTGCCCGCGGTCGGCACCAGCTTGTAGCCCAGCCCCAGCAGGATTCTCGCTGCGGCGATCATGCGGGCGTGGTGGGCGCTCGGGCTGCTTCCACTGCTTCCTTGACCGTGCATGTTGTTCATGAGATGATCCTCCTTGCCTTCCTTGGTGGGTTGGTCGTTTCGTCGTTTGAGAAAACTTAGCCCGGCGCACTCCCGATGCGCCGGGCTTTTTCATGCTCGCCAGAAGCTTTCCTCGTCGCCATTGCGATTCGGCCACCGGACAAATTTTTCGATGATTTTCTTGATCACATCGTCTTGCGCCGGGCTGGTCCGGTAGTCCTTGCCGCGATTAGTGATGTCGCTGACAAAATTAATCTCCCATTGGGTCAGCGGCGCCGCGCCATAGAGGGCGAACAGCTCCGACAGGCGTTGCAACAGCGGCTCAGAAAATCCGCCCGCGCTCGAGGTGCGCCACGTGAATGTTTCATCCTTGCGGCCCGGGTAGAAACCGCTGGCGTGATAGTCGCCCCGGTGCGCCTTCGCCCATGGCGGATCCTCATCCCACGGCGCCTGATATTGTCTGGGCTTTTCTTCAGCCCGGCGACGCCGCTCTTCCGCCTCGTCATGCTGGCGCTGCCGATCGGCGCTGGCGCGGTCGCGCGCCGCCTGCGCCTCGCGCTGAGCCTGTGCCGCGCGCTCACGATCGGCCCGGGCGGCTTGGTCGCGCGCCGCCTTCATCAGGTCGTCCCACATGTTGGCGTAAGGATCGCGCGCCCGGCGCCCCTGATAGGTCTCGCGCGTGAACGGGCGAGCGTCGCCATTGCCCGGGCGTGCGCCGCCATAGACCGCGACCAGCATCTCGTCGAGGTTGTGGCCTTGCTCTTTAGCCATGCCGACCAGCTTGCGCATGGCCGATGCAATTTCTCCGTCGTGATCTGATTCGGCCATCCGCACGATTTTTCTGACCAGCTCGACCTTGTATTCGGCCATAATCTCCGTTCCCACAGGCAAAAAGCTACCGTTCAGCCCTTTCGGGCTGTTGTAGTCTGTTGACAAGTTTAAGGGAGCTAATTAGATTCGGGCCAGTGCTGCTGAATTTGCCCGTTCCCCTAGCTTTCCTTAGTTCTCCTTCGGCGCGCTCAGAATGGTGGTTCGGTTGCGCAATGGGGGCTCCCAGCCTTAACAGGCTCGGGGCCCCTTATTTTTGAGCGGACGGGTAGCCTAGTCCTCACTCTGATCGAAGTCCAGCCGCTGCTGCTTGTACTTGTGCAGGGTCAGGATCACCACATTTAGCGCCTGCCGCCGCTTCTCGCACAGCTTCAGCAATTCATCGGCCAGATTGCGCGGCGGGGGCATTTTTCCGGCCACCCAGCGCAACAGCGTGCGCCGGGTGACCTTGAGATGGCGCGACATCGGCGACTGCCACCACGCGCCATGAAGCAGGGATCCGACCACCTGCACCAGCTCGGGCGGCATGCCCGGCGGCGCCTTTTTCTCCTCATCCATCTCACTTGCCCTTTGCGTTAAAAAGAGCGTCGAGGGTGTCGCAATAAACCTTCAGGTTCGAATACGAATGCACGATGCAGTCGCCGACATCCGCCACCAATTCGTCAGGCTTGGGCGGCTGGATCCGCTGCATGGCCGACACGATCAGCATGACGCCGATATTGATGGCGACTTCCGGCTTGAAGTCGAACAGGTCACTGGCGATTCCTGCGGTGATGAACGTGGCGCGAGCCTTGTCGAGGTCGTCCAAGTTGCCATAATACTTCGGGGGCACGTCGTTTGCGTTCATGATCTAAACTCCCGCTTCGGGTCCAACCCAGTTGATGTAGAGAAGAATGATGACCACTGCGCCAAAGAAATACAGCGCATCGATCAAGAAAGACCGACCCATGTTGTTCTCCTTCAAAAGCGGTCGATAGCGACCGCGACCAGAGTTACGAAGCCAACGGCCATGATGATGCAGAGAATGACCAACTACACCTCCTGCTTCTTGACAGCTTTCAGAATGCCGTCTTCGTCATACTTGTAGTTGACCGGGTTCTCGTCGGCGTCGACTTCGACGGCGCGGTGGTTCTCGCACAGGCCCCAGTTGAAAAAGAGCGTGCGCGCGCTGAGTGCGGCTTCCTCTTTGGTGGCGAACACGAGGCCATTGCGCTCCCACTGGCCTTGCACCTTCACTTCCGGCTTCCAATTCATCACAGTTCTCCTTCAGGTTTTAATGGTGAGGCACGCTGCCGCCGATCGTTATAGCGATCGCCGCGGCGGCGAGGAGCATCAGCGTCCACATGATGCGCGGAAACAAGCCCATCAAAACGACGAAAATGGCCAGTCCAATCATGAAGTGCATCAGATCCTCCTTCAGGCGGTTTTAGTCAGCGCCTCGGCGATCAAGGCGTCAATGTCGGCGGCCACGCGGGCCCAGTGGCTGGCGCTTTCATGCGTGCGCTCCGTCTGCAGCGCCAGATAATTGACGGCGTCACGCGACTTGCGCAGGGCGTCGATCATGCGGCTGCCGAGCACGCGCAGCTCGTCGACGCGAGCCTGCCGGTCATCAGCCAGATCGGCCAGCCGATCAGTGCGGTCTTTTTTCTTGTGCGGGGTAGCCATCAAACGACTCCTTCGTCGGGCAGGGGTTGTTCATCAGCCCAGTGGGGCGAGGAATAGAGTTGCGGGATAAACCAGCCGCGCTCATACGTCAGCCGACCTTCAGTCGTCCAAGCATAGCTTAGGGGCTTGTTAGCGCCCCGGCTGGTGATCCAGCGATTGTGAAGCAGGGTGTGAAGTCCTTGCCCGAAGATGTCACACCTGCCGGGGCTGAAGTGGCTCCACCGGGTGCCAGTGGTGATGACCGCCCGGCCGCCATTGTCGGCCATGCTCTTGAGCACGGCCTTCTGGGTCTTCGTCAGATAACGGCGCTTCATGCGTCTCTCTTCCAGTTGATGTGGCGGATGAACTTGTAGGTGGCGTGCTTGTGGACCTTGGCGGCCACCTTCTGGCGCGCCTGCTCAAAAGTCTCGGCCATGGTGAGATAGTGGACGCGGAAAGGGCGCAGGGCCCCCTCGCGCGTGACTTCGACGGTGACTTCAAACTTGCGCATCATGACCGGGGTCTCCCGCGGATAATGAAAGCCTCGGCGTCTTCGAAGGCGTAGAACCGGCGCATGTCGCCGTCCGCGGTCAGCGCCACCCAAGGCGGCAGATCGGCGGCCAGCAGGATCTGGATGTAGCCCAGATCCTCGCCGTCGAGGGTGACCGTGTAGATGCTGGTGAGAGCGAAGCCCATGTTGCCCTCCTTCAGCAGTAAGCGTTGGGCCCGAAGGCCGCGCGCATGAGTTGGCCAAGGCAGTGATAGCCTTCCGAATCGGCGGCGCCGAAAGCAGATTTCGCGCGCATGGCCTTGACCATATTGGCGTAGACGTCGCGCTCGCTCTTGCCGCTGTTGACAGCAATGCGGAAAGTCCGGTTGAGCGATTTGGCGGCCGCTTCGCGCCCGGCGGTGGTGTAGAGCCCCCAGCCATCGGCGGTCGGCTCTTTGATTTCCTTGAGGATCCGGATTTTCATACCTTCACCTCGACAAAGATGCCGTCCAGCTCGTCGAAGACGCGCGTCAGGTAATCGGCCTTCAGCTCCATCTGCAGGCGGCTGTCACTGGTGCCGGACGCCTCGACGATGTTGATCAGGCGTTCGCCGCCCTTGACTTCGAAGCTGATGAACAGGCGCCAGCGTTTCTCGCCTTTGCTCGGGTAGCGCGGGTTCAGGTCCGCGTAAAATTTGGCCTTGGTCATTGATTTTCTCCTTCGGATCTTCCGGTGGGGCCGCCTTTCTCAAGGGCGACCCGGCCAGAGGGACAGAAAGTTAGGCGCGGAGCGTGCGGCCCTCCGCAATTTCATTGCAGCGGATCACTTCGTTCTCCAGCTCGGTGAAAGCCTCGCGGGCCGACAGCGTGTGCTCGATATTGCTGGCGACGCGAACGACGCCGAGCCCGGCGGCCATGATTTCAAATTCGATGCGAGCCTCGAGGCTCTTGAACTGGAAGCTGCGCTGCGTGCGAAACAGCTTGGTCTGGATTTCATAAGTTCCGGTGTAAACGACTTTCATGATGGTTCCTTCAGCTGAAAATGACGCCATGACGGACGGCGTATGAGTAGCAATCGACCAAATCGACGCCGAGGTAAATTTCAGCTAGGCCGCAGGCCAGCTGGGCGGATTCCCATGCGACGTAATTGTCGATGGAGATATTGAGTTTGATCGAAGTGAACATGGCGGCGAATCCCGTCTGGGCTGGAATGGAGCGGGGACCGAAGCCCCCGCGTATTTATCAGGCGTCGAGAGCCTCGAGAGCCTCGCCGACCAGCTTCTTGACCGGCTTGGCGACGATGCGGAGGATTTCGTAGACGCTGGACTTGCTGTGGGCCTTGACCCATGCGGCGCCCAGCTCAGCGGCGACCGCCTTGCCGTCGAGCGTGTTGCGCTCGCCGAGGCCGATCTTGACGTAGTTGCGGGCGCCTTCGACTTCGTCGACGCCGAGGGCGACGATTTCGGCCTTGAGAGCTTTGACTTCAGCTTCGGCGGCGTCGAGAACGGCCTTGGCGGCGGCGTAGCGGTCGGCGAGGGTGTTGATCGTCATGGTAGGCTCTCCTTCGGTGCGTTGGGCGCCAGTGCCGTCCGCGTTGAAACAAACCTACGACATCCGTAGTCGCCTGTAAACAGCTAATTTCAGAAAAAATGAAAATTATTTCTGCCGAGCCCACGGCGGGATTTTTTCGCAATCAGAACAATAGTATCCCCAGCGGCGTTCATCTTGTGTTCCGCCCGGGCCTTCGACGAAAGTGAAGTTGCTGCCGCCGTGATTGACCCGACAATCGGGACAAACGCCCGCATATGGCATCGGCGGGATATAGCCGGGCGGCGGCATCCAGATCGGTTTCACTCGCCTTGCCACTTCGCCGCCTCCCGGGCCCACCAGCTCTTGCGATTTAACTCCACCAGATCACGCAGCTCTTTGATGGTGACATGCACCACACGACCGCTTGGAGTCGTCCAGATGCTGCGGCTATCCGAAGAAGCGCCAAAGTAGCGGAACCCCATTATGTGGGCATCCTGCTCAAGCTGCAGCATGTCGAACAGCTGGTTGTTAAAAGGTCCGGAGAGTGAGTCGGAGCCAGCAGCCATCATTTCTCCATCCGCTTGCCGATCGTGCCCTCGCCGTTGAGCGGCAGGCCGTTGGCCCAGCCCGGCACCCGGCGCATGATGTTGAGGATGTGCTCGAGCCGGGCCTCGGCCACCCGCTCCGGCGCCAGCGCCACCACCGAATCATAGATGTCGAGGATCAGCCGGACGTCGGGCAATTCGCGCTCGATCGCCGATTCAACGCCGGTCAGGATGTCGCGCGCGGCCGACTGGCAGGCAATCTCGAGCAGCGAGCCGCCATACATCTTGCCCTGCATCATGCGGCCGTAGCGGGCGCGCCAGAAGGTCATCTCGCCGCTTTCCTGATCGATCGCCGGGCGATAGTGCGGAATGATCCGGCCGGACGGCAGGTGCAGCTCGAGCAGGTCGACGTCCTTGCGCCAGAAAAATACCAGCTTGCCATCACAGGCCGGAATTTTGACGCCCCGATACTGAATTGCGCTGCGGGCCGCATTGTCGAGCCCCCGCCACGTCATCTGCAGCGGGACATTGTCGTCGCGATAGCCGGAATGAATCGCCGCCACTTGCGCATAAGTGATGTCGCGCCGGTATTCGTAGGACAAATCCTTGTCGACCTTGAAGGCGTTGAACAGGCGCTCGACGCCGATCTGATAACCACCCGACAAAACGACCTTCTTGTAGGCTTGACGCTCTTTGGGATGGCTCGTCTTGGTCAGGTTTGGGATGCCCATCGCATTGCCAGCGGTGGCCGCATACAGGTCTTTGTTCTGCCGAAGCAGCTCCAGCTTCTGGTGATCGTTGGCGTACCACAGCGATAGGCGCAGCTCGATATTGGACAGGTCGGCGTCAATGACCACTTCGCCGCTCGGCGCCACGATCGCGCCGCGTAAGACGTCTGACAGCTCCGTGTTATTGAAGATCCGGCCGGTTGGGGTCCGGCCCTCCAGTTTCAGCTGCTCGATCACGTGATTCGGCTCGTATTTTCCGGACGGCCGCGCAATGTTGAACATGTTCACGCCTTCCGACGTGCCGCGGCCGGAGCGCGCGCCGAAATATCGCGTTGCGTCCTGAAAAAATCCGGCGACGTGTCGATCGAGCAGCGTCTGGGCCTTGGTCGGCGCGGATCCGCCGCTCTCATACATGATTGACAGCACGCGCCACGGCTCAAATGGCAGCCGCTCCATGTCGAGCCATGTCTCGATTGTCGCGCGCTGGGTGTTGGGGATATTGACGCCGCGGCTCTGCAGCCACTCCAAGATCCGCTGGCGCTGGGTGATCGCAGTCACGGCGCCGCCGGTGAGCTGGAATAATTCCGCGCCGATTTCCTGCTCGATCTGCTCGCGCTTGGCGGCGATGCGATAACACAGCTCGAGGTCGAGCGGCAGGCCATAGGCGTTCTTGCGCCACGTCCGGCGCCAGATTTCCAGTTCGTCCGGCGGCAGCGGCGGCAGCATGCGGTCGACTGATTCGAGGCAGCGAATGTCCTGATCGTTATAGGCCAGCAGCTGGCGAAATATGGCCGGATCCTCGTTGAAGGTTCCATCCTTCTTGGGCTTGCAGGTGGCCATGACGAGGCGGTGGCCGTCTGCGCTCTTGCCGGGCACGCCAAGGGCCATGCACAGCTCGTCTAGGCCGCCCGGCAGGCTCATGCGCTGGGCCCGGGCCATGGTGCAATCCAGTTTGCCCAAATGCAGCCCACAGGGCCCCATCGTCGACATGACGATATTGGCGTCAAAATTGATGTGGTGGGCGACAATGTGGTCGGCCCAATTTAGCGCCCGCACAAAATCGGCCATGGTGTTGTGGCCGATTTGCTCGAGGCCGCGAATGTTGCAGGCGTTGAACAGTTGGCCGCCTTGAGGCTTCCACGCTGCGGTGGTGATCTGGGTTGACGGGTCGGCGGCATACCGGCGGGCGCCTGCAGCTTTCAGATCGCACCGGGACCGTGTTTCGACGTCGATAAACAATTTATTCAACGGGAATCTCCGGCTTTGGCGGTTCTGGCGGCTTGACTGGGCCATACCACTCCATCAGGCAGTTGTAGGCGTGGTGGTGGTTTTGCTGGGTCTCGATGATCAGCGTCCAGCCGAGGTTCAAATATTCATTGACGCGGCTGCGCGGCACGATCCGGACCCATGTGTGGCTGTTGATGTCCGGCACTTTCATTTTTTCGACTTTCTGTGCTCTGGCTTTGGTTTGCGTTTAGTGCGAGACACGTAATTCGTACATGGATCACCCCTAAAACAAAGTTGAGCATATACAGCAGGTGACACGCAAACTTGTGCATTCCTGTTCCGCTGTGTTTTTCTTTTAACTCCTATTTCAAAAGTTTCGCCCCACTGCACCATTTCAGTCACGCGCGGTGAGGTGCTGCAGGATTCTACTTTTGGATTGACATATTTTTTAATATTTTGCAGAAACTCATCTCGCGTAACTCCGAGAAAACCAGCAGTGACCAGCATGTCAGCAAACCAGTCACGCAAAGCTTGGTGGTAGCCTTCGCCCGTGTCGCGAATAGCTGCAATGCTGTTCTCATTGCCGCCGTGCTTGAACCGGCAAGGATCATCTTGCTCATCCATGTCCTGCCCCCCATGTCGTCCAGCCCGGCCTCCAGACGTTGGCGAACAGCTCGATCTTGGGCAGGTTAGGAAAATATTCTTCGATTATCAGGTGAAAATATTCCGGCTTCTCGCTATGCGCGCCGCGAAGCACGTCGATCACTGATGGGGCCTGCGTGCCCATGGCGGGCGCCGGGATGTCGCCGCGCACGCCGACCAGCAGCAGCTCGTGCACGTTGCGGAACCAGTAGCCGGTGCCGATACGATCCTTGAGCCAAATCATGTGCGATTTGTAGGTGAAGCGCCAGTAGTCCATCACTGCAAGCGCCTCGCAAAGCATGGGCGCGGTCGCCCACATAAACAGCACACAGTCTTTGGCTGCGATGCTTTGAACATCCAGCTTCATAATCGCCGTCAGCGGGCTGCAGGCGTAATGGTTTTCAGCTGAACGATCTTTGCCGTTCTCCGACCATGTTTCGAAAGACCATGGCGGGTCGGCATAAATCACGCCGAAGCGGCGATCGGGCAGCGCGCGGATGCGCCCGGCCAGCGCGCGCTCGCGCTCTGCCCGGCGCTGTTTCTTGACTTCCGTTTTGATGAATTTGGCGAAGGGGATCATTTTGCCAGACGCTTCCCGATATTGGGAGCTGCAGCGAGCACCGTGCTCTTAAATTCGCGCATCTTGCTGCTCCAAGACTTTTTCGGCTGTTGGGACAGCAGCATGGCGAGATATGCTCCGAGCACATCTACAACAAGGTTGGTGTCATCTTCCTCGTCGAATAAGCTTACAACGGACAGAAGCAAATTATGCTTTCTGAGTATTCTTTCTTTGCTCTCTTTAACCATAGTGTTGTTCTCCTTCTGACGTGTTTAGAGACCCCGGCGCGAACGCCGGGGCAATTTTCTTGATCAGGTTTTGATTAGAACGGGGGCTTGGATCCGCCCGGGTTGAAGCCGCCGCCCGGATTGAAGCTGCCGCCGCCGCCGCCGCCCGGATTGAAGCCGCCATTGCCGCCGCCGCCCGGATTAAAGCCCGAGGGGCCGCCGCCAGCGCCCGGATTGAAGCCGCCGGGCCCATTGCCAGCGCCGGGGTTGAAACCGCCACCGGCGCCCGTATTAAAGGGCCCGCTGCCAGTCTTGATCGTGATGCCCTCGGCCGCGGCCTGCGTGAAAGCCTCGCCCCAGTCGGTGTCCCCGCCGCTGGTCTTCAGCTCGGGACCGTGGTCGGTGAACATGACGCTGTTGAGATAGCAGCGGATGCCCACAGCGTCGGTCAGGCGCTTGCCGATCGACAGTGCGACCGACACGGTGTCGCCGTCGCCCCAGAGCCTCTGGCTGCCCAGCATCAACGCGGGCAGCTCCGACTGCACGCCGTCGACAGTCTGGTAGACCTTCGGCACGTAAGTCGTGGAGGCGCGGACGTACCAATGCCCGCGGGCCCAATCAGGAATCTTGTTTTTCTGGTTGGGCAAGTCGCCGTCACGGATCGGAAATTCGATGCGCTGAAACGGCACGTCGGCCATGTCGCGCATCTTGACCGTCTGACAGGCGTTGGTGAACGACTTCAGCGCGGGTTCCTCATACCAATTCGGGCGAGTTTTGGGGTAGCGGATGTTGAGGGAATATGACGGCTTGTCGAGCGGCTTTCCGGCAAAATCCTTGGTTTCGGGTTCGAACAGGCGGCGCGAATAAACGGCCTGTCCGTTAAAGAGAAAAATGTTCACAAGTTCACGACCTGTCGCCATATCACAGTCTCCAATCACAGTTGCAAGTTACGACATTTGTAGTTTACACGGCCGCTCAAAGCCGTCAATTCCTTTTCGGGTGCTTTCGCGTCACGCCTCCTTCTTGAAACGAATTGGCGACAGGTAAGCCTCGATGGCCTTCGCAACAACGAAGGCCACAGAACGCTCGTCTTTCTCGGCGATGCGCCGAAGCTTGGTATAAGTCGGCGTGTCGATCCTCATGGAAAACGGGGTCGTTTCCGCCTTAGATTTCCGGGTGCGGTTCATAATGGGCTCTCTCAGGTGGCAGCGGTGGTGGTGATTTTGGGGAGGCTCATGAAACAAGAAAGAAGCGTATCAATCACCTCCTTTTCAGTGGCTGCGGCCGAGGCACTGCGCAAGAGTTTCTTTTTCCGCACCAGCTTGTGCCTGAGCACAAGCTGAGCCGCGGCGTCTGAGAAAGGCATCGACGCAAAAAATCTAGCGTCTTCTGTCCGGGCGCCCGCCCTGCGCGCCATTTCGAAGCGTTCCTTCTGCAACGGTGTTTCCGTCGAAGGAGGGAGCCCCTTGGACGCAGTGTGGTGGCGATAGTGGTGACCCTTGGCGGACGCAGCCTCATGGACCGCAACTTGACTGCCCATGAGATTTGAATAGGCGCCGGAAAGCGCCGCGCGACTCAAAGTGTCCATAGGCGCGCGGTGCAGATTTTCCGCGAGCGGGATCGCCTTCAGCACCTTTTCAGGCGTGTCAGTCTCCCAGACGATGGCCGAAATCCGGTGCCAGCCTAACGCTCTGGCCACATCGAGCCGCACATGGCCCGCCAGCAGGCGGAAACGCCCATCGGGCGCCTCCACCAGCGTGATGGGGTTGATGAGCCCGACGTCTTTCATCGAAGTGAACAGCCCACCATAAGAAGCCCGGCAAACTGTTGAGGCGGTTTCGTAGCAGTCAATCTTTTTGAGACTGACTTCCTTGTGCATGGGCATGCTGTAGCTCCTTAGCGGTTAAACACCGTGGCGTCGAAAGTCAGAAAGTTGGTGCGGCGGCCGTGATTCAGCCGATCGCAAAGACCTTCGGCCAGATAACGGATGTTGCGCGAACGCACGGACGCCGAGCGGCTCGCCGCCGCCATCATGGCCACGCGCTGCACCTCCTGCGCGCCGATCTGGAACATGACGTCAGTCCAGAAGTCAGTCAGGCTGTTGCCGTGAGTCGCGGCGGCAAGCCCGTAGATGGCCTCGAGAAGTTCGCGGATGATTTCCTTGCCGGGGCCTACGAGCTGCTGGCACTGGTGCAGCACACGCAAAAACTCATTGTCGTCGAGTTTCTTGTCGGCATAGAGGATCCGCACCTTTTCGATGCACTTGAGGATCGAGAAGCCATCCGGAACCGGCTCGCTGGCGTCAACACGACCGGGCTGCAGAGAGATGCAAGTCGCCTGCAGCAAAGTCAGCAGGGCGAGAGCCTGCGGATTGCCGCGGACGCACTCCATCTTGAACCGCGCGAAAGGCTTGAGCGCCGTGCGCGTCTGGTTCAGCTCCTTATACAGCTCCGCCTCTTCTTCGTGGGTCAGCCCCACGTAAAGCTTCACTTCGATGCGCTTGATCGGATCCTCATCCGGCACTTCGAACGAATTGCGCAGGCGAATAGCGAGCAGGCGGTGCTGGCCGTCGATCACATAGAAGCGACCATCGGCGCGCTTGGACACGTGCAATTCGACCAGACTCAGGTTGAGATTGCAGGCGATGTCGTTCACGGCGGTGGTGTTGATTTCAGTGCGCTGGTAGAGGTGCTCGATGTGCAGATCGGCGATGTCCACCTCAACAGTCGGGGCGGAAGCACGAAGCGCGCGGATGTTGCGCTTGGTCTTTTTTATCCTGACGATTTTCTGGCGAACGGTCTCTTTTCCGGAAGATTTCGTGTCCAAGTTCATATGCGTGCTCTCCTTCGAAGCAGGCTCAATCGGCCTCTCGATTTGGTGAGCAAACCATAAATTTTTTTCATAGTCAAACTAAAAAATACAGGTGCATAAAAAAATTTCTGTGCTAGTATTAAGTGTGATTTTAACTTGAGCTTAGCCGCAGTCAAGAGTTGACATCAACTCTTGGACGCACTAAATAAAAAGGGCCGGAAGCGGTGAGACGCTTCCAGCCCGGGGTTGCCCGATTTGCCAACAGGAGTGAGAACAAATGGACGAAATCGATTTTAACACATTCATGACCAAAGAACAGGTCGAACTGTGTGAGGAGGCCAGCGGCCTGATGAGAATCCACATGTCAAAGCAGCGTCTTGAGGAGGGGCTCAAGATCGGCGTGGCGCTTCTGCATGGCCGCCGGGCTTGCATGGAGGCCACCGGCGTCAAGAAGCCCAACGGCGCGGTTTACAATCGCGCTTTCGCCGAGTGGAAGCACAAGTTTGGCTTCGATACGCTCGGCACCAATGAAGCCGTCCCGCCGACCTATCTCAAGGATTGTCTGGTCTGCGCGGCCGAGCGCGACATCGCCGAAAATATCATCAACTCGCTGGATCCGAAGCAGCGCGCCAATATGGGCCCGTCCGGCCTCGCCGCCCGGATCCGGAAGGAGCTGAAGGTCGACAAGGAAGTCGATCCTGATGCGCCGCCGAAAAAGACCATGGCGGAGCAGGTGAAAGAGCTGGAGTCCGAAAATGCGGAGCTGCTGAGCGAGAACCATCGCTTGTCGACCGGCCAGCCGATCGACTGGCGCGCATCTGCAAAGGTGATCGCCGACCAGCTCATTGTGGACGACGAGCCGAAGGCGAAGAGCCTCTACAAGGCGCTGAAAACCTATTTCGAGCTGCCGCCGAAGGCCAAGACCAACAAGCGCAATGCAGCGGTTGTCGGAGTGCTTGATCCCGAAAAGACCAAGCGGTCGCCCTTCCGGCCGAAAAAGGCGGCGCCGCCGCTGATTGCCGAGAACGATAATCCGGCCGCCGACGAATAAAAGAAAGGGCCCCTCGCGGGGCCCTTTTTATGAACTTAATCGTTAAGTTTATAATTGCTTGAGCTTGGCCGTAGTCCAAGAGTTGATGTCAACTCTTAGTAAACCAATTTCGCGTTGCCCGGCGGCTTGAAGGCCAGCTGGCCGACGATTTCCTTGCCCTGCACGCCCATCTTCTCTGCCGTGGCTGGAGAGACCGGGTCGACGCCCGCCTGCCCATATGCCGCCACCAGCCGCTCTGCCGCCAGCCGATCGTCCTGCCACTTGCGATGCGTGGCCGTGAGACCGACGCTTGCGTCATGCACCTGCTGGCCGGACGCAAAACGCTTCATGATGTCCTTCTCTAAATTTTTCCTGAAATCCTCGAGCCCGCGCAATATGCGCAGCATGCGAACGGCCGAATCATTCGGCACTTCGCTCGGCATGAACTTAACCGACGTCATGAGGAAAGGCAGCATTTCTTGAGTCGACGGGCAGTTGCCAAAAGCTGAGCAGTAGCGGCAATGGCGGCCGGGTATTGGTCCCTCGCCGGTGAGGCCGCGCTTGACCGCATCGAGCACCAGCTCGCGGTGCTGCTCAACTTCCGCCAGCGTGACGATCGTCTGCTTGACGTCGGGCATGTCGCCGGACGTCCGGCTATTCGGCTGAACAATGACGAGTCGATAATATTTCGACGGACCATATTGCTCGAGCGAACCAGTCGCATAAGTCAGCAGCTGTTTATTGCGATCGGCCGGAACGTCCATTGCGCCGTTTTTATAGTCGAGCACGGTCGTGGTGTCCGGCTTGGGCTGCAACACGTCGCAGGTGCCCCAGACATAGTCGTTGAGGCGCACCTGATGCTCGATCAGCACCGCGTTATGGCCACCCAGCTGGCGGACGAAATCAAGCACCAGCTCGACGCCGAAGGCCACTTCTTCGGGCTCGTCTTCGGGAATCGGCGCGCCAAAAATCGCCGTCTCGATCAGAGCGTGGACCCTCGTGCCTTCGCGTGAGGCTTCGCTTTCCGGATTGGGCAGGGTGGCGCCAATAATTGCGCTATAAGGGCACTCCAGCCAGCGCGCGGCGCTGCTGGGGGCAAATCTTGCATGCTGGGCCATATCATCTCCTTCGACGAAAAAACCCGGGCGGTGAGGCCCGGGTCGCTGCATTTAAGCCGGATCAGGCGCCGCCGCCCTGCCGGTAGACTTCCTCGAGGTCGGCATCCGACTGCGCATGGATGACGGTATTGAGAAAATCATCCTTGCTGATCGCGGCCGACAGGTTGAGCCCCTTCTGCATCGCCCACGCATAGACCTGCGGCTCGCCGTGCTCAGCGGCCAGCTGCGCCAGCAGCGACTTCACTTTCGTGACGATCGGCCGCTCGGCATGCGAATTGGCGTGCGGATCCGCCGCGCCATTGCCAAACGGCGGCGTGAACGGATTACCGGCCGGAGGCGCCTGCGTGAAGGGATTGGACGCCTGCGGCTGGGCCGGGGGCGCCTGCGTGAAGGGCGTGGAGGGCTGCTGCTGGGCAGTCTCGCCCGGCTGCATCGGAGGAGGCGCAGCGGCCTTCTTGCGCGTGCGCGTCGCCTTGGCCGCGGCTTCGCCGGTGGCCGCCGGATTTGCCGGAGCCGCGCCAAGCAATTCGTCCAGCGTGTCGGAAATTTCCTGAAGCGAGTCGCCAGAAATCGTAATCTTACCCATTGTCTCATTTCTCCTGCTAGTTAATCATCATTACAGCGTGTTACGCTGTTACGCCTTGTGAAGGACGCCCACGCTATCAACTGCGCCGCGCGCTGTCCAGCCATACCGTGGGTCATATTCGCACCAGAGGTGCATTGCATCGAGCGGATAAGTCGGCGAAAACCACCTTACCGGTCCAAGCGCGGTTGGAATGATCCATAAAAAGCGGCCGACCAGAAAAGTCGGTTCGCCGACCGGCTGCACCCATTTGGGCTTGCCGTGCCGCGACAACAGCGATCCCGCGGCGGCGCCCTTGCGCAAATCGCCGCCGACGCTGCGCTCGATCGATTCGAGCTTCGGCCCGGTATCCTCGGGCTCATCGCCGACTTTGCTGCCTGTCGGCCGACGCTTAGGCGGCTTAATCATGTCGAGCGCACCGTGACGCAGGATATTGCCGCCAAAATCGGCGACGGCGCAATCATTGGCAAATTCAGACAGGCGCGCGCCGCGGCCGAGCGATTGTGCGTAGAGCAGCGCAGACTTCATGGGCCGACAAAACGCCATAAAATCAATGTCGGGCACATCGAACCCCGTATTAAACATGGCGACCGAAATCATGATCGGAAATTCGCCCTTGCGGAACGCATCGACATTCGTCTTACGACCACCGTTGCCGGTGTGGACGGCGCGGGCGTCGATGCCCAGCTTGCGCAATTCAGCCTCGAGCGCATTGGCGTGCTCGATGTCACAAGCGAAAACCAGCGCCCGGCTCCGCTCTTCCTCTTTCATGGCCGCTAAAAGTGCGGCGGCATGTTGCGGGGCGAGCGCCACGCCGCGATTCGTCAGCTCGGTGCCAGACCATTCGCCCTGCGAATTGGTCTTCAAGCCCTTGGTGTCGATTTCCGGCGCTTCGGCCGCCACGCCGCGCAACGGCTTGACATAGCCGTCTTCCAGCGCCTCGAGAAAGCCGTATGTGTAGACTTTCCGGCCAAATGTATTCTCGAGCGATCCAGTGCCATCCTCGCGCCAGCCGGTGGCTGTTACGCCGCGAAACCAGCTATTGCGCAGGGTGTCTCTGATTTTCAGGTATTGTGACGCCGATCCATCCTTGTTGGCCTCCATGCGGGCGCGATGGATTTCATCGATAATCACGACACCGGCATTCATAAAATAGTCGAGTCGATGAGCGACCGTGCCAACGGTCCCGACCGTCAATGGACCGAAAACCGCCTTCTCGCCCAGCGCGGCGCTGCAAATATGCGGCGTCAGGCCGAGCCATTTGCACGCTGCCGCGTCCTGCTTGACCAATTCTTCAGTATGGGCAAGGATCAGGACGCGGGTTTGAGAGAGCGCCCGCTTGGCCAGCGAGGCCATCACGAGCGATTTACCGGAGGCGACTGACATTTCAGCGAAAGCAAATCGGTCTGTTGAGCTGGCGAGGGCATCGACCGCCTCGTTCTGGTGCTTGCGCAAGGTGGCAGTCAAAACCTGTTCATCAAAGTGCAAATTCACAAGGCTGCTCCAATCTCATTGACAAGAGACTACGTTGCACATAAAGTCCTCAAAACGCAATAGAGGATTGGAAAAAATTGTGAGCAAGCCCAAGAAAGTGCCTCCCTTCGTTCCGGCGAAGCCCGCAAAGACCAGAGCGCCTAGATTTTCCTCGGAAGAGGAGGGCCCCATGGTCGTGTTGACCGTGCGCATCACGCCGAAGGCGCGCGATAAGATGCAGAGTATGTACCGCAGCAATCTGGGCTTCAAGAGCGTGTCGCATATCATCCAGATGGCTGTGGACAAGTTCAGTGCCGAATATCCCTGATTCGCCAGACTATGAAGAGCGCGAGCTGACCAAATATACGGCCTTCGTCCTGAAGACGGCGTGCCGCAAGACGGTTTGGTTTCACGTTCCAAATGGCGAAAAGCGTGACAAGGTGACAGCCGCGCTGTTGCGCCAGATGGGCGTGCGGCCCGGCGTCGCCGATTTTATCCTGCTCTGCCACGGGCAGGCCATTGCGGTCGAAGTGAAAACATTGGATGGTCGCCAGTCCAAAGACCAGAAAGATTTTGCGGCCGTATGGCAGATGGCGGGCGGAATTTATGCCATCGTCCGGACCCCGCGCGAAATTGATGGTCTGAGATTTCAATTTATGCTCGATTAATGGTTGACAGCAAAATACGAATGTCATAGCCTTTGATTGTCGAAAGATTGCTGAAGGAGAACCAAGTGCCAGTGATTCTTGAAACCGAAGCCAAACGGCTTTGGTGCCCCTACGTTCAAATTGTGCCCGAATCGGGCTCGCGGTGCGGCGTGACAAACCGCGGCGATCTTTTCACAGAATCAGATAACTCTGCACGTGTTGCGCTGATGACTTGCATCGGCAAGGAGTGCATAGCGTGGATGCCCAGCTCAGAGCGCAGCGGCAGCTGTGGCATGTTGCGCTGATGCCACGCATGTCAGAGGAAATCCAAACCATCGTCGACCTATTGCGACAAGCCGGTCACGATCCAGAAGTCACAGTCGGGAGCCACATTAAAATCAAAGTCCCCGGCCTTCCCCAAATCATCTGCGCGAAAACCCCATCCGATCGGCGCGGCGCCCTAAACGCCCTCGCCCGAACCAAACGAATCATCAAATCTGCATCCTGCGACGAGAGAATTTCATGACCATGAGTCCGGCCAAAACTACGAAAGGCGCGCTTGACGACGAGATTCAAATTGTCGCCATGTGCCGCGCGCTCGACAACTGCAGGCAACTGGACATGCAAATATTCCGCGTGTCCTGCTACCTCGAGGCAAGCATTTTCATCGTCAACTGGAACATGGACGCCGAAGCCAAGCGTCGGCAGGAAATTCGCCGCAACCTGATTCTCGTCAACAAGGAAAACGGCAAATGACGCCTCAAGAAATCGAAGCTGTGGGCCAGCTGCTCGCAGATCAGGCTGGCTTGGATCTGGGTGTGGCCATATCGCAAGTCAGAAACGCAACCCTCGTTCCTGTGCCCGGCGCCACCGTTTCCTATTCGACCCTGCGCGAAGCAAATGCTGCTCGACAGGTTGAATATGATCCGCAGAAAAAACTCGGCCTGCTCTATTGGAGCAATGCCTTGGCCGGTGAAGTCGGCGAGCTGTGCAATGTCGTCAAAAAGGCGGAGCGTGAAAAACTCGGCTTGCCGGGCTCACGCTCAACTCGAGCTGACATCGAAGAGGAAATTGCGGACGTCTACATCTACCTCGACTTAATGTGCTACCGGCTGAATTTTGACGCCGGGCCCGCAATCAAGAAAAAATTCAACGCGACCAGTGAAAAGCTGGGCCACAAGACAAGGCTCGGCTGATGCGCAAAATTGCAGCTTGGGTCGGTCTCTTTCTGTCCATAACCGCCGAAGTCATCGTCTTCGGCTCCCTTGGATGGGTGTTTGGCGGCTGGCTGCCTGCAGTGGCGCGAGCGACCAATAAATCAGTCCAGTCGCCAAAAGTGACTGGACTCGAGCAAAACCACGAAGAATTATGGCGTCTGCCATAAACTGGGCCGCGGGCCCAAACCGGAGGAAGAAGTATGAATTTTAAGGTTGTCTCTCTGGCCGCGATGGCTCTGGCGCTTGCCGCTGGTCCTGTCATGGCGCAAAACGCGCTCGGCGTCGGCGTCGGCGTCTCCAATTCGCGCTCCAATTCCAACGCTGTCGCGGATCCTGTCCAGAATAACCGCAACACCGCCCTGTCGGCCGCTCAGTCGCAGTCGCGCTCCAACTCCAACTCCAACGTCAACAGCCGCATCAACAGCAGCCAGAACGTCGGCGTCCGCTCCGTCAACGCCAATCAGTCTGGCGCGGCCAACACCAACACCTTCAATTCGACCACGACCGGCCAGTCGCCCAGCGTTTTCGCGCCGGGCATGTCGGCCGCCGGTATCGAGAGCTGCAACGGCTCCGTCTCGCTGGGCGGCGCCGCTGTGGGAGGCGGCGGCGCGCTGGGTTTTCCTTGGCAGGACGGCCCCTGCAACAAAAGGCTGAATGCCCGTACCTTGTGGGCTTTTGGTCAGCACGAAGCCGCGTTGCAGACTTTGTGCTTGGACGATGAGCTGGCCCGCTCGATGGTCGCTGGCGGCATCCGCTGCCGCGTCGGCGCTTACGCCGAGGTGCGCGTCGCCTCGACCTACAGCTCCGGCCCGGTCTATAAGGGCGAATATCACGGCAAGGTTCCCGGCGAACATCCGCGCGAATTGAAGTCGCTCGCTGCTTCTGATTATTCCGACAGCAAGGGACGTCATTACGTGGTCGCCGCCTGCGGCGAAAAGGGCGCGCGCAAGTCCGCCGATGCGGGCGTCTGCGTCAAGTTCGCCTCCAACTGATCTTGCGTCCCCTTGTCATGAGAGAGGCAAAGGCGTAGTCCCCGAACGGCTACGAAAGCAAGTGAGTCGCTGGTCTGGTTCTGTCACTTAGGCGGTTTCGTGGACTGGGCCAGCGACTTCAAGAATCCGCGCCGGGACGGATTTCCCGGCATCACATGTGAGGAAAAATACGCATGAAGAAGATCTTTGTTCTCGCCGCTGGCCTGTCCATGCTTGCGGCCCCCGCTTTCGCCCTCGACTTCGGCGCCGGTGGCGGCACCGTCATCACCAACTCTCACTCCACGACCGTCGTCGGTTCGCTCGGCCATGCCGCTGCGATCGGCGGAACGACCGCTGGCGCGACTGGCGTTGCGGGTGGTGGCGGCGCTGCCGCTGGCACCTTCTTCGGCCCGGTTGCGGCTGGCGGTGGCGGGGCCGGAACGGCGTCGACCGTTTCGTCCACGGGCGCCGTGTCTTCGGGCAACGGCATCGCCGGTGCGACCTCCAGCGGCGGATCGAGCGTGATCGCGATTGGCGGCGGCGTCGCCGGTCACTGAGCAGCTCAAGCTAGTTGAGTAATCGAGCGCGCCTTGTTAGCGCAGGGCGCGCTCTTTTTGTGACCAGAAAGGACGCAGAATGTTGAAGATCCTCACCATCACGGCCTTACTCGCGGCGTGTTCCTCACCGGCCTTTGCTAGGGTGAACCCGTCGTCGCAATCTTCCAATCAAAATATCAACGTCGCTCGCATTTTTGGCATGGAAGTGCAGCAGCAATCTGCCGATCGCGCGCAAGCGCCAGCTCCTCGCCATCGTTGGCGTCATGTCGCGCACCGTCGTGTTCGCGCCCGCGTATATGTCAGAGCACAACCGCAGCCGCAGCCGCAGCCGCAGGAACAGGGCTGGAATCTTTTTGGTCTCAGCTTCTATTCTGCGACCGCGCCGGTGGGCGACGAGCGGGTGCTGCGGGTGGCCGAGCGTTACGTGGGCAAGGGCAATTTCACCGGCTTCAGCGGCAAGTGGTGCGCGGCTGCGGCGGGCCTGTGGCTGCGCGAGGCCGGTTACTCACGGCTGGGATCACTTGCCGCCATCGACTATGCCCGCTATGGACGCCCCAGCACTCCAAAGCCCGGCGTGGTCGCTGTGCTGCCGCATCATATCGGCATCGTCGCCAAGGTTTATCCGACATCGATCTTGCTGCTGTCCGGCAATCACTTGCACAATGTCGGCTATGGCGTGGTGTCCAAGCGCAGCATCGTCGCTTTTCGGGCGCCAGTTTGAAAGGATGGCCGCATATGAAACAGGAGCCTGATTCTGTGGACTGGATCATTTGCGCCCTCGAGCGCCGCAAGGCTAATATCGAGCGGATCAGCCGCTGCTCGAGCCCGCATTGCATATGCTCCCCGGACTTCACCGGCGATCGGCAACCTGCCGATTGCCACTGCTACGACAAAAAACACGCGATGATCGAGCTGGCCAAGGCCAACGCTCAATTCGCTGAAGAAATAAAGGAGGTGTTGCGATGTTCTGGCTCGGATTCCTCTGTGGTTTTTTAGTCGCGCCAATTCTGGCCCTGATCGTTTTCATTGTCTGGTTGATCCGATCGATCAACAAAAAAGGCATCCCGTTCGCGCACTGAAGGAGAACATACATGCGCAAGACTGCATTCCTTATTCTCGCTTTGTGTACGGCTTCGGTCGGCGCAGAAGCCCATCTGCACCGCCACCAGCCGCGCCAGTCACACGTCGCCGCCACTGCGCTGACGCCGCCGCCAGCCGCCCGGATCTTCGGCTATGACACCAGCGCCCGGCAGCCGGAGAAGGCCGTCCAGCCCCATCAGGTCGCGCCGAGGCCATATGCCCACTTCAGGCGCTTCCGGCCGGTCTACGCGGCTCCCTATCACGCGAGGATCCATTACGCCTTCCACCGGCCGCGCGTGGACGAGGATGAGGCTCCGGCGCCGCGCTCATTCCGCTACACCCGGCATGATGAGCCCACGGCCAAACCGGCGCTTTATGTCTTGACCAAGGTCACTGCGCATGCGCTCGGCGTGACCGATAATTCGCTGCTGTTCAGCCCGACCGCGGTCGCCAACATGCCGCAGGATCACTTCTCCAAGGCCGCGCCTTGGGCCGGGAGCCTGCGCTATTGATCGATCGTCCGCTTCGGGAGACCGAAAAGAAAATCATCGGCATGTGGTCTGATGGCCTTAGCGCCTCCCAGATCGGCGTCAACCTCAACGTGACCAAGAACACGATCAGCGGCATTCTTGCCCGCCTGCGCGCCAAAGGCGTCGATCTGGGACGTCCTCCGGTCATGAAAAAGGTTGAAGTTCGTCCCCTGCCGCCGTCTCCACCGGCGACTTCAGAGCCGTCGCCAGCACAAGGCGAAATGACCCTCATGCAACTGACGGCGACGACATGCCGCTGGCCCTACGGCGACGCGCGCAAGGGCGGCGTGACTTATTGCGGCATGAAAACGAAGGGCGACGTCTATTGCACGGAGCACTGCCTCCGAGCTTATGCCCCTACACGCTAGATGCCAGCATAAATGAACCAATGCACGGCGGTCGTGGGCTGGATATTGGCGACTGGATTGCTGCTGCCCGCCCCGCCTATGATGGCGCCGCTGTTGCCGATATGGACGGCAGGCTGCTGCCAGTCGGTGACGCTGCCTCCCTGCGGCCATCCATTTCCATATGCGACGGCAAAACTTGAAGTGCTGTTGTTGATCACGACGCCACCCATATTATGCTGGTGGGCGTCTTGGTACACGCCATGAGCGTGATCGCCGCCGCCATGATTGTGGTACGGCATCTGGCCGGGATCAGTCAGTTGACATATCTGACTGCCACTAGAAACCGCGAGAGAGAAACCATTGAGACGCCCCACGCCATCATCCGACCCGGCAAGAACGCGCCCGCGCAAATCAGGGATGTTGAAAGTGGTCGAGCCATCGCCAACGCCATAATAGCCGCCGATGGCGGCAAAAAGCGCCGAGTAAGTTGTGCGGCTGACCGCCCTGCCGTCGCAATAAATCCAGCCCTGCTGCAAGCCCGGACCAGCATTCGCTTTCAGATCGCCGGGCGCCGCAAGCTGGCCGACATTGGTGGCGCCGCCGACCGTGAAAGTGTTGACGCCATCGGAAAAGCACAGAACCTCTGCATTGACGCCGAGGAGCACAGTGGCGGGCGTTCCGCCTGCAGCAGTGCCGAAATAGATGTTCTGACCGTCAGTGGTGGCGTTTATCACCACCCACATGCCAGCAACGCCAGCAGGAGTGCGAACGATACTGGCCCGGCTTGGAGCGCCATAGATGACAAGCCGCATGCACAAATAGCTGGCCAGCGTTGGATCGCTGGTGTTGTAGGGCGGCACCGTTGGATTGAGCGTCACATCACTATGCGCAGGCGAGAGCGTGAGGTTTTGCGTCGAGCCGAGGCAGGCGTCGATAATCGCAAAATTGGTGTTGAGCGGCGAATCCCAGCCCAGATCGCCATTGGCCGGTTGGCCGATATGCTTGTTTGGCAGGAATGTGGTCGCCATGGCGGATCCTCAGATTGCGGTACTTGACTAGCAAATACGAATGTCGTAACTTACAGCTCCAAGAAGGAGAAAAATTATGGCCTGCGTCATATTCGGCATACTCGGATTCTGGATCGGCTCCATGCTGATGACCCTTTTTCTGAGGCGCTAAATAGCCGCCTGCGCGGCGTTCAACGCCTTAGCTATGTGTTCATCTGGCTGGTGGAGGAGGACCGAAGTGCGGCCCTTCTCCGCCTTTTTTGCTCTCTCAACATGAGTGAACAAGCGATCGACCAGATGCTGGTGGCCGCCCACTTTGCCGCCTCGAGCATGCGTCGGCCGGAAAGGCGGTCCGCGATGCTCCTCTTGGCTTCTGGCCAGATCCGCAGCTGTCCCAACATCAGCCCCAAACTGCGCAGCATTACCGGCGCCGTAACCAAAAGAGGCAGGCGCGCCGCGCAACTCCCTTCTCGCCGCGCTACCCATGCGGTTGTAGAGAATATCACCTCCGCCGGTGAGCAGACCGGCGCCTGCTGCCATAAGCGGATTGCCAGAAAAATAGTGAGTCGCCGCACCCGTAAGTCCACCAATAATGGCGGGCTTGGCTATGCTTCCAATTTTTTCTCCTACTGTAGAGGGCGCAGGCTCTCCATGCTCCGCTTCAAATGCTTTGCGGCTGGCATTGGTCACGCGAATTTGTGATTGCTCCTCGGGGCTGAAAACGTGCTGACCCACCGGCGAAGCCAGCATGGCGTCAACTTTGGCTGAATTGCCGCGCAACAATGAATCACGCAAATATTGATCCACTGTGGGCGCCATGCCTGCAGACGCCATGTGATTGTAGACCCCGGGGCCCGTGCGTGGATTGATAAGCGCGCTTTCTAGTGCTGTGCCAGCTCCATGCAAATCAGGTCCAGTGCTGGCGTCCAGAAACCCGTTTGCCCTTCCAACTGCTGGCGAAGCATCAGGACCATAATGTGTCTGGTAATGAGTGTGAGATGAGCGTGCGTCCAGCAGCTGCTGGTGAATTGCAGGGCCGTTGGCGCTGTTATTGAACAGCGTGGGGTCGCTGACGACCTGCCCAAGTTTACTGTCCATGCCGGTGATGGCCGCCTCGACAACACGCCTGTCAGCAGGGCTCTCTCCCTTCGTCGATTTGCGAAGTTGTTGACGTGCATCATCGATATGCTGCAGATCGAAATGTCCGTTTAGCGGATTGGCCAGCTGGTTGTGGAAATCGTCGAGCGCCCTCTGTGTTGTGGCTGTCGCCGGATTATTGCGCGCATAATCCATGTCGCCGAAGTGCCGGTGCGCGCCTTCCGCGCCTTGCTGCGCCGCTTCGCTAAGTTCGTTGGCCGCGTCAGGATGAAATTCGCCCGGCTGATTTCTCCAAGCCTCATAATCCGTTCTGGTGTTTGTTTTGGCTGCAGTCCGGGCGTCATGCCATGCCTGTCCAAGATCGGTAGGCTGCCACGCCGGACCAGCCATGCCTTGCAGCCGGTTGCCTGCTGCAGCGGCCCCAGCGGACGACCGGGTCTCCGCTGATTTTTCAGCGCCTTCAACAGGCGCATGACCAGTAGCCGCGCCTCGAGGCGGCGACACGCCGGTAGATTGCTGCATGACTGCCTCGCGCACGGCGGCAGGCGTGAAGCCTTTTACGTTGATATTTCTGGCAATCGCATCGAGATGCGCAGGAGTCAGATCGGCCGGAGAAATGCCGGGCAAGGCCGTGGAAAGCATCGGAGCAAATCGCGAGTCGTTGGCCAACTCAGCCCCGCGCATTGCCGCAGCTCCGCGCACGCCGCGCAAAGCCGCGCCGCCGAGCGGCGCAAGGTCGAGCCCTGTCTCCACCGGGTTCTCGCCGATGTTTTTCTTCCAGCCCTCGCTGGTGAACCATTTATGGCCAAAGTCAGTGGCCGCCTTTTTCGCGCCCTCGATGACGCTGCCGGGGTTTTGGTAAGCGGCGGCTATGGTGCCCGCGCCGCGCACGAGCGGATTATTGGCGAGCCGCGACGCTGATTCTTTGCTGCCGCTATAGGCGCCCACCATATCGCCGACCGGGTTCCCCGCGGCAAGAGTGTCGACCACGCCATTGCGAGTGCCCGCCACCACCCTTGCGGCGCTGCTGGGTATGTTGGCGGGTGCGCTGGCCAGCACCTCGTTCCACGGCTCATTGGGCTTCACCGGATAAATCGGCTTGTAGGCGTCGCTTGTGGTCGGTCGATCATCGACCGGTTCACTCACTCCCGGCAACGCCAGAGTAGTTTTGGCTTTGGAAAAATCATAGACGGGCTCCGCCGCTGCCTCACCCGAGCCAGCTGCTGGAGCAGCCGTCGATGCGCCCGGCGCCGCCTTGCTGAAATCATATACGGGCTCTGGCCCATCTCCGTTATCAACAACAGTCGCAGCCATGGTTCACTCCGACTCTCAGGTTTTCGGCTTCGGGACTTTGTGCGGGAAGAAGCGCGAAATTTGCAAGCTGGGATCATAACCGGGAAAGGCTCTCCTCGGGTCACCGTTGCCCGATAGGTGACGCTCGATCTGATCCGCCGTAAATTCGCCCCTGAACGCTCGCGTGGCAAAATCGTTATCGGCCTGCAGCAAAGCAGATATTTGGTGCTTGGCCGCAATATTGCGGTCTCCATTGGCTTTGTCGTAATTGTCGACGACGTGCTGGTAGGTGCGGCTGTTGCTCGGCACCTTGGCGTCCGAATAATCATAAGCCGCATGAATGTCTTTAACGCGCTGCTGGTCTGTTATCAGCCCCGCCATCATATCGGCCCGGACATCGGGCTGCATGTCGAGATTGGGCAGTGCAATAGCCAAAGCTTCACGCGCAGCATTTGACTTTTGCCCGACAGAATTTGCAGCTATGCCAGACAAGGTTGCTTGGTTTTTGGCCATAAATTCCCGCGCAGATTCAGCATCGGTGTATTTAATAACATCCCCCGTAAAACCAGCCGCCTTGAGCGCCGTCACATAGGCGCCCCACAACGGTTCGATGGTGCTCGCTCCAGTGCCGCCTTGTTTTTTGAAGATCGAGTCAGCAACCTTTGCAGCATACGATTTTAGGCGG